TTATGAAGCCTACCAGAAGGCGAAGGCCCCGGCTTATGAAGCCTACCAGAAGGCGACGGCCCCGGCTTATGAAGCCTACCAGAAGGCGAAGGCCCCGGCTTATGAAGCCTACCAGAAGGCGACGGCCACGAGCATTCGCAAAATCGTCCCATATCCGTTTGAGAAAGAAGGCAAGTAGTGGACAATCAGAATGCACTGCAAGTTCAGGACACTGACAAACTGGCTGAGTATCAAGAGCAAAGCATCTCTATGGTGCAGCAGCGGGAAAAGGCCAAGATCGAATCCCGCTACATCATGGCGCTGCGTCAACCGCGTGACCTGGAAGTGGTTCGCCAGAAGATGCTGCGTGAATGCAGCCGGCCGTCTTTCTGCGCTCCCGATATGAGCAAGAACGGATCGAGCGTGGCAATCTATCGAGTCCCGCGCGGCGGCAACAAGATCGAGGGCGTGACGATCAGGTTTGCCGAGATGGCCAAGCGCTGCTACGGTCACATTTTCGTGGAAGTTACTCCCCTCGGCGAGGATGAGACGCAGCAGATTTATCAGGTAGAAGCGACTGACTACCAGAACAACGACGGCGGCAGCGAGATCGTTATTGTCCCGAAGCGCATCGAACGGAGTTACGCGAAAGACTCTGACGTGGTGCTGGGGCGTCGCGAGAACAGCCAGGGCAAGACCACATTCACTATCGTTCCAACTGACGATGATCTTCAGGTGAAGCGCAACGCTCTCAACTCCAAAGCCAGGCGCAACGTCATCATGCAGTGCATTGACGGCTGGCTGGTGGAAGAGTGCAAGGCGAAGATTCGTGAGACGGCGGCGGCCAAAGACGCAGAGAACCCCGGCGCGGCCAAGACTCAAATCTTCGATGCCTTCGCTTCTATTGGAGTATCAGCAGTTCAACTGAACGACTACATCGGACACACAAACGCTTTGAGTCCTGCGGAGCTTGATGAACTGCGAAGCCTGTACGGTGGAATCAGCGAGAAGTACACCACTTGGGCAGAGATAGCGGCCAGTAAGGGTGAAGGCAAAGACGACGGATCGGCAGAGCGCATCGAAGTGCTGGTGAAGGAACTCGAATACACCCCCGCACAGGCCAGGACGAAGAAGGCGAAGTATGCCGGCCGCCCCAAGGAACTGATCGAGTGGCTTGAGGGTGAAGTTGCCAAGAAGCGCAACGACGGCAGCAAGCGTGAAGATCCTCCGAAGAAGGAAGATCCCAAGCCGGAGCAGAAGACCGCTCACCGCGAGTCGGCCGAACCGGAGCCACATCAGGACGCAAAGCAGTCGGGTCCTGCTGAGCATGAGAAGACAGTCGAGACGAAGAAGAGCGCACCGGCCGCTCCGTCATTCGAAAACTGGTAATCAAGTTTCGGCCATCCCCAATGGGTAAGCTGGCCGGAAGGTGCGCGGGTGCATACTGGGCTCCATATCCGCAAGGGTGTACGCTCCCGGCCCGCGCACCATAACTTCAGGACACAGAAAGGAACGTCATGCAAGGAACGGTTTGCTGGTTCTCAGCACAAAAGGGATACGGATTTATATCCCGCGAGGACGGAGAGAAGGATCTTTTCGTTCACCACACCGCTATCCAGATGAAGGGATACAGGACACTCAAGGAAGGCCAGAAGGTCTCGTTTGAAGTCGAGCAAGGTCCGAACGGTTTGCAAGCGGCCAACGTCACAGTGGAGGGATAGCATGAACGTCCCTGCCCTGCGTCAAAGCATTTATGAGTCGATGGGGTGCGAGTCGGGTTATCGGCTCGTACACATTGACGGCGTGCGGTTCCCTGATACTGAGCCAGGGGACCGCGGTACGGACGTTCACGCCATCCGGGCCGCATATGCTGAATACTGCTCGAAGAAGCGTATTCCTGCTGACTTCTCCTACTTGGAAAGTCTCACATCATCGGCTACGGATGAAGTTGCATCCATCGTTGAAAACAACGGTCAGAGCTGGACGATTGACTGGCAGAACTTCGCTGGTGCTGAGGTCCACTGGGGACTAGACATAAACTTTCGCCCCACATGGAGTTATGACCACGACGGGAAACGAGTCGAGATCAATCCTATCTGGGGCATTGAGGGAAGCGGAGAAGAGCCCGAGCACTGCGGAATCATTGACGAGATTTACCTCTTTCCCGGCGGCAAGAGTGGGGCTATCAAAGACAGCAAGACGCATCCTCGTCCGTTCCCTGCCGACACTTTCCAAGGAAAGGATTACTCTCTCGCGTTCCTGATGCACCTGCCTGAAGTGAATGAGGTTGACTTCAGTTTGAACTTCCTCCGCTATCAGAATTGCACCAAGACTCAGAAGTACTTCCGCTCCGATGTGCCGGCACTGATGGACGAGGTTCGCCGGGTTCGTGCGCGCCAGGTTGCCATCCACGAGAAAGTGGCCAATCTCGAACCGCTCAGGACCCACGGCGGCAAGCAATGCACCTGCTGCCCTTGCATGTTGGACCCACTGACCTACAAGTGCCCAACGATGCCGCTGAATCCATACCTCAACCGCAAGCCAGATGACTGGCTAAGTGTGAAGCTGGCAGCACAGCAGACCATCGCATCGGCCGATAGGATTCTGAAGGAGATGGTGGACGCAACAGGGGAAGACATCTACTCCCAGGATGCCAACGGAAAGGTCTACAAGTACGGACCGAAGGAATCCACTGAAACCATCGCCCCGCTGTTCGTTCAGGACGGCAAGGGTGGATTCTCAATGCCCATACTTGACGCCTTGATGGACTGGGCCAACGCAAATCCGAAAGACCTCATCCCGCGCAAGGGAAGCCAGCCGTGGTTCTGCAACCTCCGCATCGGTTGGTCGCAACTCAAGAGCTATCTCAAAGCGAACAAGCGCGAGATCATCCACAACAGGATCAAAGACCTAGTAACCGTCAAGACAGCCGTAGAGTACGGGATTACCAAAGAAGCGGAAGTCGATGACGGAGTGGAAGAAAAGAAACCTTGGGACGCTTCCGGTGATGAACCGATGGAGTTTTAACAGTTCGCGCGGTTCGGCGTGGAGCATCGAAAGAGGCGGGACACGCAAAACCGGAAAAATGACCGTCTAGTCCAACGGTGGAAGACAAATTGGCTTCCCGATGTGCTACCGGCTTAGAGTGCATCGGCCTTGTTTGGTGGACACAGCGAAACACCAGCCGGAGTAACGCCCGGCAACCGCGCGATTCAACCTTTCAGAAAGTGAGCGACAATGAAACTCAGCACCATCCATCTTGAGGACTTCGGCCCATACGTGGACCAAACCATCAACTTTGACCAACCACTCAACGTTATCCGCGGCGATCTTGCACAGGGCAAGACGAAGCTCTCGCAGGCCATCCAACTCAGCTTTGCCAAGATATGCGACGGCATCGACGGAAAGGGCTCCGGCTTCCGTGACAAGATCCGTCTCGGGGAAGACAAAGCCATCATCACCGCTGGGCTGGAAACGGCGCAGGGAGCCATCCAAATCAGGACCACCTACGGACCCGGCAAGAGGGGACGCGACTCCGTTGTGATTGCGGGCCAAGGTGGCGACGGTCAGAAAATCGCAGCCGGATTCGAGCAGTACCTCCAGCGCAGTGAAGAGCGGTTCTCCTGTGTCCTGGACTCGGAATACTTCACGCGTCCCGGCACGGATCAGCGCGCTATCCTCGCATCGCTGGTACTTCCCACGCATCACGACTTCGACGCGAAGATGGTTGCATTGGTCGAGAAGCACCTCGGCAAGGTCATCGACTGGAATGCGAGTCCTGTTGCCGTCATTGACAAGGTGTTCGGTGACAAGAGCAGCGGCGTCTACAACGCCAGGACGCAAGCCAAAGCGGCGCTGGGGGCCATCTACATCCCGCAGAAGCCGGTACAGCCTCAGTATCCTGCTGAGTTGGTACAGCAGAAGCTACTGGCCTTGCGCGAGAAAGCTTCGCAGGAATCGAAGAAGGTCAAGCGCTCCGGCACAGCGCAAACTGGACGGCTTGAACGGGAGCTGGAGCAGGTAGCGGAAAAGCTCACTGCGGCATTCTCCGAGCGCACGGCGGCCATTGCCAAGCGTGGCGAGATTGAGGCCGAGATGGTGGATGGCGCGGCGCTTGCCAGTCTCAAGCAGATTGCCGGCCAGCGCTCAGCCTTCGCCACCCTCCAGACGGCCATCGATGCCTTTGCCGGCGAGATTCAGGATATGAAGGATGCCCAGGAGATTTACGAAGGTCTTCGGGACGATTGCCTCTGCCCGACATGCAAGCAAGTCATCAAGCCCGAGTTCATCGCCGCTAAGATTGCCGAGCACAAAGGGCACGAACTGGAACTTACTGAGAGCCGCGCGCAACTCATCCAGCAGCAGAAAGCGCTTGGCGACATCAAGGCGGCCGAGGATGCCATACAGAAGCAGGAGAAGGCTGTCGCGGCGAAGCTGGAGCAGGTCAAGAAGGTCACCGAAACCACCGAACGCATCGCCACACTGGAAAAGCAAAGCGGAGATGCCAAGGCCGCTTTGGAAACCGCCAAGGCTTCCGAGTCCGAGCCGGTCGATACGACAGCAATCGATGCCGTCAATACCGAAATTAGCGAGTGGGAAGCGCGGCTGGCGCCGGCAGTCCAGTACGAGTCAACGCTGAAGCAGATCGAGACGGCTACAAAGCAATGGCAGGACAAAAAGAACGATGTGGACGAACTGGAAACACTGTGCGAGCACTTTGGCCCCAAAGGCATCAAGGCCACTCTTCTACAGAAGCACATCGGCGGGTTCAATGAGTCTGTGAATCGTGTCCTGAATTGGTGGGGATACTCAGCAACGCTCTCCTTTGAGCCCTACAGTTTCGACGTGGTGACGCCGGAGACTACACCGAAGACGCTGCCTGTCAAGGAGCTGAGCGGGTCCGAGTTGTTCCGGTTCCTGGTGGCTCTCCAGTGTGCTATCGCCGTCTATTCCAAGATCAAGATGGTCCTCATTGACAAGGCCGATATTCTGATCGATGCTCACCGCGGCAAGCTCTTCGCCGGGGTCAAGCATCTACTCGATACCGGACTGTTGGAGAAGGCTTTCATCTTTGTCGCTGACAAGCGGCGTGAGGCTCCGAAGCAAGAGGGAGTCGGGTTCTACCTGGTGGAGAAAGGGAAGGTTGAGAGACTGTCATGAAAGCTCTAAGTGTGCGCGCCCCGTGGTGGTGGGCCATCCTCCACGGTAAGCCAATTGAGAACCGGGATTGGTATACCAACGTCCGCGGTCGCGTCTTTCTCCATGCCAGCAAGTTCTGGAAGAAAGACGAGATCAACTGCGATCTGGATGACATTTACGACATGGCCGCAGATGACGGAATCAAGCTTCCAGATGTTGACCTGGACGTGATGAAAGCCGCCGGAGGGTGCCTTGTAGGATCAGTGGTCATCACCGATTGTGTGACAAAGCACCCGAGCGCATTCTTTCAAGGCAAGCATGGATTCGTACTAGACGATCCCATGGAGTTTGGGCGTCCTATCCCATTCAAGGGCGCACTTGGATTCTTCGAAGTCAACGAAAGCACATTGTGGACCCTATGATCGACATGAAGCAGTACCAAAAGCGTGTAGCGCAACTCTACAACGATGAGCGTAAGTGGTGGCGCAGGGAACTCGAAAAGCAAGCCACTAAGGCAGGATTCGTGCTTGATGTTGCCCTGGACGAAATCCTGCCCTACACGCAAGCACAATTCGGGAAGTGGCTCTGGACACAGATTCAACTCGGGGTGATCCTTTGCCCCTATTGTGGCGCGCCGATTGACATCCTCAGCATGGAGTTAGACCACAAGACTCCAAAACGGCGGGATGGTGGTCCTGAACTCAGTAACAAGCAAGTCATCTGCCGCAAGTGCAACGGCAGTAAAGGCGACTTTACCCACGATGAGTATGTGGAGATCGTCAAGTTCATGCAAGGCCCTGGGTCCCCGTTCCGGCAGCGATTGGAAGGCGTGATGAGGAACGGCGGCATCGGGAATATGCTTCGTAATTTTCCTCGAAAGGATGCGAAGGGCGTCAAGAAACCCGCGAAGCAAGAGGCTATATACTTCGCCGAACTTCCAGAGTTTTAACCAAGGAGAGGTGATTCATGGCAGCAAAAGTGCAACCCACGAAACTGGCAACGTTCTTTGAAGGCCATCGTCGCAAATGCTTCCTCATCCAGTGGATTCAGCATTGCAATCGTGCCGGGATCTCAACGATTAAGCTCGACATGCGACTCCCGTTGCTCAACCAGTCTCTCATCGGCATGAACGACGAGATCGGCGAACCGTTCGGCCTCATGGCGAAGAACGACTCTAAGACGGAGCGTTCGGCGATCAATGTTGAGATCGAAGGCATGACGCTGGACATCTTCTCAACCGACACCAGCAAAGACCACTGGGTATCGACAACCGGCGCCAAGCTCATGAAGCTGTATCTGGCAACGGTGGGAGAAGGCGAGAAGAAGGAAGTCAACCTGCATCTGGCAATCTATGTCCCGTTCACCAAAGAGATGATGGAATGGGCAGCGATCCACTTGCACAAAGACTTCTACATCGAAACGGTGTATTCCAACTCGGAATCGAAGCTGGCGTTCGCAACGGCCGATGAGACGGAACTGGTGGACGACGATACGGAAGATGCCGAGAGTCCTGAAGAGGGCGAGGGCGAGGGCGAACCAGAGCTTGACCCGAATGCCCAAGACGACATTCCGTTCGAGACTCCGCCATCGAGCGGAAAGCCGGCAACATCAGGACCCCGCGAACTGGCCGCCTACCACCTGAACCACAACACGGATTGAACCAAACTCGTCACCTTGACAAACTTTAGTCTGATTTTTCTTGACTCCCGAACTGGCGCGAATTACCTTTAATAAGTCCCGCGCGCCAGCAACGGACCTCACCCAGAGGGTTGCTCCTCTGGTCAGGGGGCGGTAGTCCTTCACTGCCGCTCCCGACCCCTTGAAGGAGGGAACAGGATGCCATTTCCGCAAGATTTTGATGCTTTGAAATTGGCCGGCTATCGGTTTGATAACCATGCGCGGTGCCGTGGATGCAATGCTGAGGTCGAATGGTGGTTCACGCCAAAGGGCAAGAAGATGCCTTTCAACCTCATGGAGAAGGGTTCGAGTCCTGCCGTCGCTCACTTCGTTACATGCCCTGACCGCGATGAATTCAGGAGGGGATAGTGACCGAGCAAGAGCAGGAACGAGCGATATATCTTGCCTATTCGCGGCATGTTGCCCCCGCCGCCGCAATCAAGGCCATTCGCAAGGCAGTTGACCGGCTGCGCAGAGGGTGCGATGAATATATCGCCATGGACTCCGAGACGGCTAGGCGGTTCCTCTGGAAGAAAGCAACCGAGTACGCGCGGTCGCCAGCAGGACAAAAGCCGCCAGGACCCGAAGACTTCCGCCCTCATCCCGCAACCTGGTTCAATCAAGAACGCTATTTTGATGACCCTGCCGAGTGGCAGAAACCCAACGGGGGAAGCAATGGAAAGCAGATTGGCACGAAAGCAAGTCGGACAGTTGACGCAGTTCGAGAGGCTATCTCCAAAGGAAGAGATCATCGCGGCGCTGGGAGTTCTGGCGCTCAGGAGGAACGGGGAGTACGACTCGAAGACGCTGGAGACTTTCGCGGCAGGACTATTGACGGAACCCTTTGAGGATGTGATTGCAACCATCCAAAAGATCGCAGAGAGCCCCCGCCGTGAGCGAGAAACTGCCTGCCCTGACTACGGTACGCTTCTGGTGGCCATCCGGTCCATCCGGCACCCGCAAAGGCATCTGAGGGGAATTGTGGCGAAACTAGCGCGCATCTTTGGCGTGACGGTCGACGAGGAACTGCTTTTGCTCTACGAGGAGCGCGCCGGCCATCGGACAGATCAGGACATGGACACGGCTTATCGAGTCCTGAGCCAGGATGAAACGATGAAGAGAATGCCCACTCCGGCCATGTTTCTTGCAGCTTGCGGGGTTCCGAAAATCTACCGGGACGGGACGAGGCCAGAGTGAATGTGGACCTCACACTTGATTCCATGCTGCCATGCAATGTTGACGCAGAGCGCACCTTGCTTGGGGCGTGCTTGCTTGATAACGCCGCATGGCCAGAGATTGCAATTCGTTTGCGTCCTGCGGACTTTAGCCTTGACTCGCATCGGCGCATCGGCTCGGCAATGAAGCGACTGGCAGATGCCAACTCGGCAATCGATATTGTGACGCTGGCCAATGAACTCAGCAGGACTCATGAAACTGAAGCGGTGGGCGGCGTTGCCTACATGGCGGCGCTCACGGAGGGTTTGCCGCGGCGCCCGGTGATTGACGAGTATATCCGGATCGTAAAAGACAAGTCGATGCTCCGGAGTTTGATAGTCCTGTCAAGCGATGCAATCCAGCGGGCTCAGGACCAAAGCGAAACAGCGCTGGAAGTTGCCGCGGACATGGCCGGCAAGATCGAGAAACTGGCCGAACCTGCTATGCAGTCAAACAAGGCCCCGATTCAGAGCCACATCGTCGAACTGATGGACAGGGTAGTTCGGGAGTACACGGAGAAGACGCCGCGGGGCATCCCGACCGGCAACGCATGGCTTGACGCAAAGATGGGCGGCGGATACCGGAAGGGGAGGTACACCATCGTTGCAGCGCGGCCAAAGGTGGGCAAGACAGGCATGGGAGTCCTGTCAGCGGCATACAACTGCCTACGCGGGACTCGCGTCGTGTGGTTCTCGCTGGAAATGGACCACGAGGAAGTGGAATTGAACCTCGTGCCTCACGTTGTGGATCTTCCGAACATCGTAGTGGTCAAGCCCGAACTCAGGACTCCAGAACAGCAATCGCTCGTGATGCAGGGGCTTTACACCATCGGCGAATGGCCGCTGACCATCTATGACGGCGACATGGACTGTGACCAAATATGCTGGGCCATCGACCGGGAAGCGCGCAAGGATGGTGATGTGCTGTTTGTCTTGGATCACTTCGGGCTGATAGCCGGCGGAGATCGGGACATCCGAAAGCGCTACGTCGAGAACTCGGAGCGGCTGCGCAAGAAGATCAAGCAGCACAAGAACGCAGCACTGCTCAACCTCTTCCAGCTTGGCGAAGTACCGAGAGAGTTTGCCGACAAGCGGCCGCAGCCGGGCGACATAAGCGAGAGCAAGAAGCCGCTGCAAGACTGCTTTGCCATGGTCCTTTTGCATCGGTATCAGGACAAAGAAACGCTGAAGATGACGCGGAAGGCAAATATCAATCTAGCCCTCATCCGTGGCGGCGGTTCACCTGGGAATGTAGACGGAGAGTTTAATCCGCGCAAACTTTGCTTTGAGGCAGAAGCGGAAATTGACTATGAAGGGCAGGACTACTATGCGTGAGCGTCCTGATGTTGATTTGAACCTCATCCAGCAGCAACTTGCTGGCATAACCAAATACCTCAAGAAGAACGTATGGAAAGGGAAAGATGCCGATCAAAAGAAAACCGAAGACGCCGGGGAGCGGAAGTCCATCTGATGCGGTGATTGATGCCTATGCTCAACGGTACGAACTATCCGTGAAGCAAAAAACGCTCCTCAACCGCTACATAGTTCAAGTGTCACTCTGCCAGAACGATGAAGCGCGCCGATTGCTGTTAGGTGTAAGCCAGAAAGAAGAGGCGGAATGATTGCTCGTAGGACTCCACTCAAACGCTACACGCCAGTACGCAAGAAACGGCCAGGGATGCGCAAGGGGCAGCCGACCAGCGAAGAGAAGCAATCGGCCAGGTTGGACTGCTATTTGCGCGCTGGCGGCATGTGTGAGCTTCACAACGGGCCTCACTGCCTCGGATATGCGCCGCTCAACGCACTGGACGACGAGGAACACCAAGGGCAACTGAGCCACCTGAAATCTAAGAGTCGGTTCGGATGGTTTGAATCAGAAGAGACAGGCCAGAAGCATCGCTGGAGTTGTTGGAGATGTCACCAGTTTGAACATCAGCACGGAAGCAAACCACACATCGAAAGGAAAGATCATGAACTATGAAGAGTTTCTGAAAGCGAAGCGGTTCACGCCGATTGTCTCCGGTTTGACTACCGTTCCTCCGCTGAATCCATCCATGTTTCCGCATCAGCGCGACGTGTGCTCATGGGCGCTTCGCCTTGGACGGGCGGCCGCATTCCTTGGCACCGGCATGGGGAAGACGCTCATTGAGGAAGAGTGGGCGCGCGTCGTGTCAGAACATACCGGTATGCCGGTCCTGATTCTCGCACCTCTGGCTGTGGCTTACCAGATGGTCACAGAGGGGGCGAAGTTCGGCATCAAAGTTAGGTACTGCAAGGATTATGTCGCGCACAACGGAAAGTTCTACGATCACGGAGAACTTGTCACGGAATCCATCATCGTCACGAACTATGAACGCATGGATAACTTCGACCCTTCCGACTTCGCGGGAGTAGTGCTTGATGAATCCAGCATCCTGAAGTCTTTCGATGGCGCGACTCGTTCCGCACTCATTGAAGTGTTCAAGGATACCCCGTACCGGCTCGCTGCGACCGCCACACCTGCCCCGAACGATCATATGGAGCTTGGCAACCATGCGGAGTTCTTGGGCGTCATGACGGCCACTGAGATGCTTTCCATGTTCTTCACGCACGACGGCGGAGAGACGCAGAAGTGGAGGCTCAAGGGCCATGCTCGGGCGGAGTTCTGGAAGTGGGTTTGCTCCTGGGCTGTCAACATCCGCAAGCCTTCAGATGTGGGATACGACGATGGGCCTTTCATCCTGCCGGAACTGGTCTACCACGAACACATCGTGGGCGTAGACACGCCGAGCGAAGGGATGTTGTTCGCGATGCCCGCTGAGACACTTTCCGAGAGGCTGAATGCGCGGAGGTCCACTGTCATTGATCGGATCATGGAAGTCAAGCTAGTCGTTGACGCGGAACCTGACGAAACTTGGCTCGTCTGGACGAATTTGAACAAGGAAAGCGAGATGGCAGCCGCAAGTATCGATGGGGTTGAATTGACGGGATCGGACACGCCAGAAGTGAAGGCTGCTCGGTCACTGGAGTTTGCACAAGGAAAGATCAAGCGCATGGTTTCCAAGGCTTCCATCTTAGGTTTCGGTGTGAACTATCAGGTTTGCTCACACATGATCTTCGCCGGAGTGAACGATTCATGGGAGCAGTTCTTTCAGGCAATCCGGCGATGCTGGAGGTTTGGCCAGGATGAACCCGTCCACGTTCACATCATCGCAGCATCGACAGAGGGAAACGTACTTGAAAATCTGAAGCGTAAAGAAAGGGAGTCAGAGCAGATGGCAGAAGAGATGCAGGAAAACATGCAGGACTTGACACGCATGAATCTGGTAGGCACCGTGCGCAGCGAATCGACCTATGAGCGCGAAGTGAAGACTTCCGAAAACTGGACAATGCACCTTGCTGACTGCGTTGATCTTGCGCGGGAGCTTCCCGACAACAGCATCCACTATTCCGTCTACTCGCCTCCGTTCGCTTCACTCTACACATACAGCAATTCGGAGCGGGACTTGGGAAACAGCAAAGACCATGACGAGTTCTGGCGCCACTACCGTTTCCTCATCAAAGAGCAGTACCGCGCATTGATGCCCGGCAGGTTGGTTTCCATTCATTGCATGAACCTGCCTACGTCAAAGGTCAGGGATGGTCATATCGGCTTGCGGGACTTCAGGGGCGAGATCATCCGCGCATTTGAGGAAGTGGGGTTCATCTACCATTCTGAGGTCTGCATCTGGAAAGACCCAGTTACCGCCATGCAGCGTACGAAGGCTCTCGGGCTACTCCACAAGCAGATTCGCAAGGACTCTACCATGAGCCGCCAGGGCGTGCCTGACTATCTTGTGACCATGAGGAAGCCGGGGGATAATCCCGAACGCTGCGCACACACCGCCGAGGAGTTTCCCGTCCAACTGTGGCAGCAGTATGCCAGCCCGATTTGGATGGACATAAACCCATCGGATACGCTGCAATATCGTTCGGCTCGGGAACACAACGACGAACGCCACATCTGCCCTTTGCAGCTTGAAGTTATCCGCCGCGCCGTCAAACTGTGGACGAATCCCGGCGATGTGGTTTGGAGTCCGTTCGCTGGCATCGGTTCTGAAGGGTTTGTTGCTCTGGAGATGGGCCGCAAGTTCCTTGGAAGTGAACTGAAAAAGTCTTACTACAATCAGGCGTGCCGCAACCTTGACCGGGCGCTGGCAAGCAATGCCGGACTGTTCGCAGAGCAAGAGGAAGTGTCAGAAGAAGAGTTGAATGATGATCCGTATTCCTACGTCACCGGGGAAGCCGCAGAGGACGCACAGGAACCCAACACCCCGCAGGACTCAATCGAGCTTCTGCGGGGTGACGTCCTTCTCCCAATCGAACCGTGCTGGCATCAAGATTCCCTGCTCTGTGCCGCCCTCATGCTTTGTGAACGTGATAATTCTTCCCTTGCTCCCCGGCTTCAACTGCCCATAAGCTCCCAGCAGATTCCCGGTGATGATCTTGGCGCGCTGCCGAGTGTCGCTTAGATAGTCCTGAAACAGTTCAGCAATATCCGCATTGCGTCCAAGGTTCGACAGCGTAATCTTCTTGATCTGCGAGCCAGGTACGCGCACCTCGCGCAAAGGCCCGTTGACTGCAATGTAGAACTTCAGCGAACTGGGAGCGTAGGGGTTTCCGCTTACTTTCTTGCGGCCGCGAATGTCGTAGATGATGCCGTTGTAGGTGTCTCCGTTGATTTCGATTCTGAGTCCTGTTCCCATTCGGAAGTCGTTCAATATCGACCGTGACCATTCCCTGATTTTCTGCGCTCGATCAAAGATGTGTGGGGCTTCCACGCCCTCAATGTATGGCTTGAACAAGCCCTCAAGGTGTGCGCTCAAGGCCCGCGCGTGGTACGTGTCCCGCTGCCATGGCTCGTACTTCATGAGGTCAGGACCATAAGTCTGTGCAATGAGTTCCTCGACCTCTTCCGGGGTGTAGGACTTGCCTTGACGCTTGATTGAGTAGGTTCCGAAGATGGCATCTTCCCCGAATGGCGATGAAGGATCAGACCCAACATATATGACGTGCGAGGTCTTATGCTCTGCATCGAAGTTGTAGGTCTTGGGTTCAAGGTCGTTCTGCCCGGTTTCGTCGAGGTAGGCGATGTAGTCCGTGTAGCTTTCGGTGATCGTCTCCATGAACTCGCGCTGCTCTTTGACGGGAAGCAATGCCGAGCGTCCTGTTGCCGTGCGCGCCAGGTCCTCCTCTGGAGTACCCCCTTCCTCTTCCGACTTGTCCATCGTGAGGCCCATGAGACGGGCAATCTGCTCATTCTCGTGCAGCCATTCCGCCACGATCTTGTCGCCGTACTTGTTCATCATGTCTGGCGCCTCAATCGACATTGCCGACCGCGTGTTGCTCGACGTGTTGGCGTTCAGGCTCTTCAGTTTCTTGGCGAGGCTGATGGCCGGGCGAATCTCTGCGGGGATGGCCAGGGAGAGCATCGTGTACCTTGGCAGGACCATCTGGCCGGTCCTGTTCGAACGTCCGAGGATCTGCATGAACACGTTCACGTCGCCGGCCGGCTGGGCAACGATCATGTGCCGCTGATGCTGGTCTTTGAACTTCTCGGAGGCGTGAAGGCTGATTCCCGTAGAACCGGCCTGGTTGAGGATGAGACAATCGACACCGCCATTGTTGAATAAGCTCCCCGTCTGCACGCGGTCCTTGCGTTCGCTGGACGGCACTGAAGACAGAACCGGGACGGGGCCCGCATAGTTGATTCGGTAGGAACGCCCCGTAATCTCTGCCACGGTAAAGCCAGCTTGCGTGATGCGAGTCCTGATCCAGTCGATAGGCGAAACTGGCAACGTCACCGCAAGGGCGTCCAGCAGCCGCTCAGCCTCCCGGTACTTGGCCTCCGTCTCGACATAGAGCAGATGGCGCGGGAACTCTTGACGGTCATTGCCCATTGAGGTCTTGATGGTGTAGTGGAGGGTCCTGTCGAGCGCACGTCTGAGGATGGTGGACCATGAGAGCTTATCAAGCACTTCGCCCTCGCTCAGGTTCGCCGCGCTCACATAGCTGTCGAGGAACGCCCCCATGGTGCTCTCAAGGGCCACAATCGGCTTCTCTCCGCGGCCGAGCGCTTCGATGGCGCAATCCGCCGCCGCGTCCGACTTCAAGGCCAGGAGGAACTGCTTCACGATGTTGTGGACGATGGCGCTGAACTTGTGGTGGTAGATTTTGATGTGCCGCTTCTTGTACTGGAGGCGCAACGTCTCGAAATCGTTCTGATGATAGTCCTGATCCGCCTTGAATATGGCCCGCAGGACTTCTGTCACATCGTCGCACACCTGCTCTTGATAAAGCTGATTCCGGTCGTCAATGAAATTCAAGATGCTTATGCCCTCAAAGGACCGCTCACGCCGCACGAGTTGGCCTGCCTGGGCGAGCTGATGGCTCACGACAGTCTGTAGGGGTGGACCGCCGGCGCGGATGGCGTCAGAGACGCGCTGGTTGTCGTGAATTGCAATCGAGATGTCTGTCTTTGTCGCGTAGAGCGTCATATTGTCCGGCCGCTTCGCCCACGTTGCCGACATGAACATCACGCCGTGCGCCGCGGGCAGAACCTCCTGGAAGAATGTGCCAGTGTTCGAGTCGTCGCCGCCGGCGTTGTGGGACTCGTCAAGGATGAAGACGGCTTTCGGCGCCAACCGGCTCAGGGCCTCCTGCTGGATGTTGATCGTGTTGATCTGCGAGTAGGTCAGGTATACGGCATTGCGGGCACGGGGCAGCCCGCCCGTCTCGGATATGCGAGTCAGGACCCCTTTCATGCTGCTCTTGTTAGCGAATATCTTGCGTCCTGTTGCCTGCTCGGTTATCGACGCCCCCGCATTGAAGAGCAGCGGCCAGACGCTCGTCCCGAAGCCAATGTCGTCAAGATCCCGCTGGAAGTCGGTGAAGAGGGTATCTGAGTAGGTGACGAAGATCGGCAGAAGGCCATGGAGGATCGTCCACCGGCAGACGGCCGCCGCTACTCTGCCCTTGCCAACTCCGGTCTGGTCCGCGTCGATAAGCGACTTCTGTTTCCTGATCTGCCAGATGGCCAGGGCAATCGAATCGACCTGGAGGCCCATGAAGTAGCTCTGCATCTCCTTGACCGAGGGGTACTCCAGTTCGCGGGCCACGAACTCGTCCAAGTCTCCCACCTCTGACCGGACGCGCTCCATGGCCTCCCGCATCGGCTCTTTCATCGACCGCGGGCACATCACCGCCTCATCTTGAAGGCTGGAAAGTGAGGTGTAGACCTCTTGATAAGCATTCAGATTCTCTACAGGACGCTGAATCCGGGTCCTGCGGTTGAGTAGAAGGAGGCGAGTTGATAAGTCGATCATTTTTGCATTATAAACCATATTTTGCTTCACTTTTGACTATTTATCAAAAAGAAAAGGCCACCCGAAGGTGACCCTCTCTTTGCTCTGACTACTACCGCAATCCTCCTACATGTTGAATTTGACTCCTAAGCTCATCTCAAAAGGTAACCGCCCACCTGTGCTCCGAAGAGAATGTCGCTCTTTAGCACGCAAGGAAGCGTTGGGTGTAGCGTGCATTGAGCCAACTTTTGCTCAAGCTGAACCGCCGTGGTAGTGAACTGCGCTCCGTTCGCCAGCATGATCGTGACGTTTGGACTTGCCATGATGTCGTTGGCGGTTTTGATAGTGGTATCCAGGTCATTTCCGGTGGCTGTGTAGCTGGCTATGAGGGGCCTCAACTGCATCAGCAAGTCGTTGGCCGTCTTGGCATCTATCGTGACTGTCTGAATGGCTACAGTGGCCGCGTCAGCCGTCTTAGACAGGTGTCCCGCTGTATCCTTTACCGCATCGCCAGCCAGATTGAGGTTCTGCGCCGCCGCCGTGATGAGCGGTTGCGTCTGTGCCACCTGCTGTTGCATTGTCTGGACAGCTGCGCCGGTGTCTTGCACCGTCATCCGAACCGCCGGAATCAGTCCACAAGTTTCAGGGCGCCCCAACTTGCACGGCTTGAGCACGGCAATGGTAACGTCGCGACTCTCGGCTGTAACGTCTAAAATGCCCTGGTGCGCGTCCTTGATTGTTTGTGAAAATTCTGGCCCCGGCGCGGAGTTTCCCCACTTGTCTACGGCCACGATCAAATGGTGCGATATCCCGAACGCTCCCCACACGGTCAAGCCGAGCAAGGCTGCGGAGATTATGCCGATGGTGATGGAGATAGGGCGCATGGTGTACCTCCGAAAATTCAGCCGGTCCTTTGCGAGACCGGCTGCCGTATGAAGTGGTGCAGTGAACGTATTAGGCCGATGGAGTTGCCGCAGCAACTGCCTTGGCAATCAGCTGAGCAACCGTGCCGATAGCGTTGATAATGAGCTTGAGTTTGGCAATCGTGGCGGGGTTTGTGATGTGGCCTGCCGTCTCCAAAGCCACGAGATTGGACTGCACAGCGGCAAAGATCGAAGCTGCGGTGGGGCTCGGGCCAAAGTCGTACACCAAAGCCGAGGCACGGTTGAGGTCAGTTACAGCCTCTTCTACGATGGCATCGATGGGGCCAGCCAATGCGCCCTCTCCGGCCAACGGAAGAACGATAGCAAGTCCGTCCTCCGTATAGCTGACCACAGTATCGACGGTCTGAATCAGCGTGGGTTCATTCTTGTAGAACTCCGCGTACTCTTTGACCAGGAAGCTAACGAAGGTCTTTTCGCTGCCTTCAATGTCGCTGATGACTGCCTTGATTGAAAATCCCATGTCTTGCGCCTCCTTGGCGCTACTTGTTTGCGTCACCGGGAAAGGTGGCTCCAGGGTTGTTGATTGTTGCGTTGGGTCCTGTGGAGTTGCTGGTTTGGCTTGCATGACCGGCAAAGGCTCCGAGGGCGCCGCTGACGAGGTTGGAGGCGATTGCGAGGACGGCGGTTCCAACTGCGACCGGGTCCGGGTGAAAAAGGACGGCCAATGCAACGATCACCCCCAGAACTGCGAGTAGAACTGCCCAGAAGGGCTCAGGTAGCTTCATGCTGCCCTCTTCGCTTTAGGATACCGCCGAAGCGGGTTGCTTCACAGAATAATCGTACGCCTTTTGCAAATCGGCGCAGTATTTGATAACGCCAGCCGTAGGGTTGACCGTCTTGTGGCCGAGGTTCCAGATTTGACCGATCTCCACGAGGTTCTTGGGCTCAAAGTGCGCCACGTAGGAATTGAAGTGGCTGACGCATCCGCGGGCACAGTCGTCGAGGTTGATCTCTAGTTCTGCCGGCGAGAACCCTGGGTAGTTGATAAGCATGAGTTGCCATGGGCCAAAACTGGAGGCCCCGAGACGACCGTACTGGGCCACGAGCGCGCGCTGCGCAGGACTCGAAGCCCATACCGAACCGCCTACGTCGTATGCGGGTTCATGCCGCGGCCCGCAGTCGTTGCCAGTGCTGCTCTCGTTAGAAGCCAGGGAGGCCATGATACGTTCACCGTCGAGTCCTGTCGGGACTTTCAATACCGGGCCATACTTTGCGCAGGCAGCCAGTACGTCGATCTTTGGAAAGCTGTTCATGTTGCCCTCATAGGTCGTCGGGTTGCGGAAGATCGCGGGGCCATTCCGGATTGGGACTCGGTATATCCATGGCGTACCCGTTTTAGTGCGCGCGGAAGATCAAATTTGTAACCCATCCCAGGAATGCTCCCATGATGCCAAAGGCGGCCGCGTAACCGGTCATGAGGATCTTCCACCGTTCCTGGGAGGTCAGTCGAGTGTTAAGTTTTTCGATAGCAGCAGGAAGATCCTTCGTGCGCTCTACCATCAAAGTAAGGTCGGTCTTCAGTGCTGCCAGCGCTACGCCATGCTCTTCGAGTAGCCTTGTCTGCGCATTCTCTCGCTCTTTGGCGAAGGCGTCACGCTCTTTGGTTAGCCGCTCAATGTCTTTTTGGAGAGCGTTCACCCCGGCGAATTGGCTTACGTTCGTTCTGCGCTCAACCATTTTTACTCCCTAGTAGCAAATGCCAAAAACAATGGGGGTTGCCGGGTAAAAGGTGTGATCGGCGTTACGCTGGAATGACACCGTAGCCCCCGAAGAGTTCCATGAAACCATCGTGAAATAGCTGAGTGAAGTTCCGTCTCCGATGCCGCCGCTCGGTATCGTGCTAACCCATGCCCCAAGACAGCCATTTGGAACTGTCCCGGTCCAGCTCACAGTCTCAGTCCCAACTGCCGACATTTCGGACCCTTGCACCCATTGCAGCATGACACCGCCAGGTAGAGTCGTATAACCAGAAGCGGCCATCGTGCCAGCAAAGGTCTGAGCAATCGCGTTTCCAGATGCGTCCACACCTTTGGCAACGGCAGGACTCGTGAGTACGCTTGGGGCATTCGCAAACGCTGTAGCCGTCCCAGCATTGCCGCTCGTGCTATTGGTGATGTTGCCGACTGCATCCACATCAGCGGCGGTCAGCGTCACGGCTCCCGTGCGGGTATTGAAACTCGTCACCAGTGCAGGGTCACCGCCTATTTGGTTCCACAGGACCTGAGAGCAGTTGGCTGCCCATGTAGTGGTATCGCCTTGCGAGTAGAGTCCTGATCCGCATTGCGTCGGAGTGTGATCTGACGCGGAGGCTGTCGTGGCGTTGCCGGTCAGCGGCCCGATGAATCCTGCGGCGTCAGTGAGTGTCCCTGTCATTGTGCCGCCGGCCGCCCAGTTGTCAACCAAGGTCACATCGGGAACAAAATACTGACCATACGAGGAGTTGATCAGGAGTCCGTAATGCCCCACGTGGGCGCAGAAGTAGTAGTTGCCGCCGGCATCGGCCGTGAATGGGTTTGTGGGGGTTGCCGTGCTGAGGTCTGTCGTGGTGTAGATGCTGACCTTGTTTGCAACACAGTTGGACGCAGTCGACCCTGGTGTGCAGAGCGCAACCGTGGCGTAGGGTATCGGAGCGATGACGCCGTTCGAGATGGTCTGTGCAACGTTGTTGACGCAGACCCCGATAGGAGCCTGGGCGATGGCGAAGGCCGCGCACAGCCAGAGAGCGGCGAGGGCAATGATGCGCTTTACTGATCGATTCACAGGGCCTCCGGAGACTTCACCAACTGTGGGCCAGCAACTACGGCCTCTTGCGGTTTTGAGTCCTGATTTACCGTCTGTTGCTCGATACGCCCAACGATCTGCGTCGAGATGATCTTCCGGCACTCTGGGTTTCCGCAAAAGATGATGGCACCAATCATGCCGCCGGGAAATATCTGGTTCATGATCGAGAGCCGGGCCGGATCGTCTGCGCAGTACGGGCAGGCTGGCAGCATAACAGGAGTCACAATAGCGGTTTCGTTCGGTTCAATCTTCGTTTCCATCAGTGTTCCCTCCAAAGTGAAAGACTCGCCACTGATCCTCTTATCAAGGTCATGTGGCGAGTCAGACTGGTTCTGTACCCGTCAATGCCGATTGTACCGCACCCTAGTAGCGGTAGAAGGCTAGATGCGTGGCCGTGGGCGCCGGGGCGATGGTGTAGGTGATCGTTGCGCCGCTCAAGGTGAAGTCAACCCCTCCCGGCTTCAGTACTTGCCATCCTCGGTACAGCCTGAGACTGGCAGCAGGACTCGGAGCTTGGGGAAGGGTAAACACGGTATTGGAGCCGTTTACGAGTCCTGTCGGCGTCACATAGTCAGCGTAGTTCGGCGCGGTGCCTGTGCCCGCGTAAGTTCCCCACGCAATGAACGAGTCGGTAGACTTCGGAGCAACCGTCAGCGCCGCCGTGTTCCCCGAAATCGAGTAATCCTTGCCACCTAAGGCATAAACGGAATCCAATAGGCACCGCGCTGGCTTGAAGAAGTTGACGATGATCTCCAGTGCGGAAAGCTGACTTGCATTCAATCCCCCACTCTGCAATATGCCATTCTTATACAATTCAATGCTGACCGGCGTCTCAGGAAAAGTTAGATTTGAGCCTGAGACTGTTGGCACAATGGCATCGAAATATAGTGGGATGGATGTGCCGCTGCGAAACACAATCAAGAGCGTCGCGTTCGTAGCCGGCGCGAATGCCGTGGTCATGTTGAGTCCTGAAACTCCATAGTCTGTCGTCGGCCGCAGAAGGAGTCCGTTATAGAAGACTCGGAGCGAGTTACCGTTTGGCGTCTCAGGAAGAACAAAGTGCATATTGGTTCCGTTGATTAGTCCAGCGGGGGCCATCCCAGCACCGGTAAATCCCACCCTGAAGACAGCCCATCCTTGACTGGCTGGATATGAAGTACCTCCCCATGAGTCTTGACCCTCTAAGATCGTTGCTGTTATGCCGCACAAGGCAAGAGCATGGATGATTGCGCCAGGAGTGCCACTGATGCGATGCAGAGGTAGGGCGTTCTGGATAACATCTAACGCCGTAGCCCCTAGCTGCTGCATCGGGACACTCGGCACCATCATGTCTAGTTCCCATGTCAAGTAGGGCAAGATGGATGCCGGGAGGTTGTTTCCTAGAGTCCTGATAAGCAGGGGCGTCAGGTCGAGCGACTCAAGTCGTGCAGATAGTTGCATGTGCGCTTGAGTTCTGAGGTCGTTGATCGATGACGCAGGCCTGAGATTGTTTGCCATGTTGCTCAGGCCCTCCTTTGGCCTATCTCTCTATCGTAGATGCCGGTCCTGCTCAGGCACCGCAGTGCGGACAACTGCGGCTACTTATTGGGGATTGGTTTTGGTGTGGTGGCTGCACAAGGAATTGGTGTTGCCATGAGGCCTCCTAGCCTTCGTTCTGTGCCACTACTCCCCAGATGCAGGGAGGGTTGGTATCCATTCCGGAGCAGCCGCAAGAAATGCCGCCTTAGCTGCTGCGATCTGTGGCCCCAGCGTAGCTTGAGCCGCGGCCTGTGTCCAAGGGATGATATTACCGTTGCCATCTGCCCGCACCGGCAGAGGAAAGTCCGTGTCATTGGCTGCCAGCGATGGGTCACACTGGACGCCTGCGATATCAAATGTCACGCTCAGAGTCGCGCTGCCGTCGCTGTTTATCGTCAAACTGCCAAAGTCTGCCATGTTTACCATCCTTGAAATGTTGCGGTTACGCCCGGGGAGCCATCTCCGCCATCACCAGAGACGGTGTAATTGACTGGCGTGTAGCCTGAGCTTGTGCCCGGGGTTGTGGTAGCCGATACGACCGAGCCGCCAGACCATGTTGGATTAACCGTGCCTGTGCCCAATGTTCCGCCAGCACCTAACACACTCCATTGCACTCCAGTTCCCGTGCCGCACCCAGCACCGGCTTGAATCACCGTTGCTGTGCCATTGAGAGCGCCAGAGGTAACACCCAGCAGCAGCTTGGCAGGACTTGTGCAGGTGCCGCCGTGGCTCAAGGCCTGCGGCGTGGTAAACCAGCCAGATGTAGTGTTTGTAGTTGAGCACGTTCCGCTAGGAGTGATGGAGCCGGTATCCACATACTGGGTAGCCAGAGGATTATTTCCAGCACCATTATTCAGTATTGTCGCAATCAGCTGCTCTGAGCCAGTTGTGCGGCCGCAGATGTCGTAGCTCTGCGCCCCAGGAACGACCGCCCATTTTACAGTAATGGTATTGGTGTTGGTTCCTGCGCCTGTTGCAAGGCTGGTTTCGGTAGACTGCGCCGTGGAGCCATTTGGCCCCTTGTGTGCCACAACGGTGTAGTAATAACTTGTGGAACCTGTTAAGGAACCGCCTGTCGTCGCTGTCGTAAACGTGCCATTGACCGGTGTGGTGAGGATGGCGGAGCCGATTGCAGCCGCGCCACCAGCCACATAGACTAGCGGAGGCGTGGCGATTGCGGACTGTGACGAGAGCAGCACAACTCCACCACCGCCGCCCGCTTGTGCGCCTGTGTTGTTGGCGGTAGGAGGTGATGAGGGAGAAGCACTCATATCAATGATGCCGGTGTGTGTACCATCGGTGCCCACAATCGAGCCGCAGATCAGAGTAACTCCCGAACCTTGAGAACTACTAGTTCCTGCCGCACTCGGAGCACCGCCTAGGAATTGCCCGTCCGTGGCTCCTCCAGCTGTAGCAACCACTCTTGCCCACTCTGTCAAAGCTCCGCCAGTTAGCGCTTGATCTGACCATGCGGAACCGCCTCCCGCTTGCCCCGCGGCTCCAATAGTGATACCGCCCCAGACATAAGAACTCATCCCAGGCGGTCCGAGAGTGCTTTTGCCCGCAGAACCCGCCGACGTTCCCCCGCCAGTTGCACCGGAAGACCCGCCATAAAGGCCGTTACTTATATAGTTATTATTCGTGCTGGTTATCAATCCCGCAATCGTGCAGGTACCTTTTGCATGGATGGTTAGGCTACCTTGGTATGCACTGCTTGTTACCGTGTTTCCATACGGCACGGTGAAGTTGTTGTAGTACAAGTCGCCGGTCAGGGCCGCATAGGCGGTCAGATTGTTACCGTCCGAGCCGTCGCCTAGATTTTGCAGCCAAGCAGGGACATTCAAACTCAAGGTTTTGGCCGTAATCTTAGCTAGTGTTCCCGCAGTGGTTTCCAGGTTCGTGCTGTTGTCCGCCACGCTCTGAGTCGTGGCCGTCGTGCCGTTGGGCAAGGCGGGTGTGCCGCTCAGATTAGCCGCTGTGCCTGTGGTACTCGCCGCATTGTTTGGGATGTCGGCGCTCACCAACGCTCGGAATGTAGGCGTTGCCGGGCTTCCGGTCGCAGGACCGGCCAGCACAGTATTTGCTGTCTGTGTTGCTAGAGTTGGTGCTAGTGTACTAGATGTCGTCACAGGAGAGCCAGGCACCGTGGAATTGAAAATCACTCCCGGCATGGTCAAGCCTACGCTGGTTACTGTGCCAGGATTACTTGGCAGGCACTCCCACGCGCTTCCGGTGTAGACCGCCAGTAAACTCGTGCAGGTAGTGTCCGCCGCAAGCGCAACACCAGAGTCAACCGGGGTGTTGGTTGGTAAGTTGGAGGCAGTAGGAAGTTGGATTTGCCCGTATGCGTTCACCGCGCCTACCAAGGCTCCCGCAGCTGATTCATACTGATGCAAGTCGGCGGTTTGACCTGAGAGGGTTTGTGCTTTGAGCGCGAACAGAGTACCTACTGACCGTCCATAACCCGTAGCCCAATTCCAAGCAGCGGATTGGTTCCCTGCCGAGACTTGTATTGTGTCGTAAAGATTGAGTTTATCGGTGGAATCACGTGCTGTGAATCCTGCAACGCTAGGGGCTCCCAGATTGTTGTCCGTGGATGTAGCGGTGATAATCAAATCACCGTTCGCCACAGTGGTTATAGGACCGACTGTAGTTGCGCCGCCTGAGCCGGTGCTAAAGTTGTTGTCTGTGTTAGCTGGAGTACCATCCAGAGGAGATACAGATAGGGGACCGCGGTACTCAGCAATCAAGACATAAAAACTTTGTGACGAAGATGGGGTTACAGTTATTGTATCTGCCCCGCCAGTTGCGCTATAGGCCATCGCGGTCGAAAAGGGATTGCCACAGCCACTAGTCCCACATCCGGGAACACCAGTGAAGGTGTTACCCAGAGTGTCTGTGATTGTTGTGCCATAGTCTGATGTCTCAAACACCAGCAGTGTATCGCCAGCGGTTACAGGGGACGTGAAAGACAGAGTATAGGGAGAACCAGTACTGACAAATGCGCTTTGCACAAACACCGAAGAGATCGCACCAGCGGAGCCTTTCTCGATTACGGCTGGTGAGGCAGGGCCAGACGTAGTGTACGTCTGAGTTCCAAACCAGCTATTAGCAGCATCAGTGCATGGAATATCGTTGTATCCACAGGGTACATACCCCCACACTGCTGAGGTAGACCCAGAAGCAATCACAGATTGCCCTGGAGTAGGTGTGCCGGACACCGTGACACCGTCTAAAGAGGTTGCCGCGATGCTACCGTTACCGATGGGTGATATAGATGCATTGTTCCCCACTATAAGACCTTGGTTGGTAAGGGTGCCTCCGTTGATGAGCGCCCAGTTTAATCCAAAATTGTAATCAGCATTGAGAGAATACAAAGAAGAGAGCGGGGAGGATAAGCCCTGCGCCACCGATGCGGCCAGCAAGTTGTTTCCACTATCGTTCAAATGGTGAGGATTGGGCGAGCCGGTTTGCATAAAGACCGCTGCATCCGTGTCGGTGGGAAGTATCTGAGCAACATCGTCAAAGATATCCCAGTTCTGGCTGTTGGTTACTGCATCCTGTGGGGAACGTCCACGGAGCCAAAGGTTGACTTCATTGATTGTGGAGAGCCGCCCCTGATCTGTGCCATATGGTATCAGTGATGTCTGGAGGATCTTCCAGCCATCGGCATGAGCCATTGCCCATATCGTTAGATAGTTGTTTTCAACATAAGCGGCAGAGGCGCTTTCCAGCGTCACAATATCGTTGATGCCCAATTGCAGCACCAGATAGCCTGTCGATCCGGTCACAGCCGGGCTAATGGGGTGCAGCTTTGATAGATAGGCGGCAATAAAGGTATCTGTGGTAGTTTCGACACCTGTACTAACATCCACAAAAACAGAACTGCTTGTGCTTGGAAGTTTAGTACCAAACACTGCAAAGGCCATACTATCGGCAATGAACGAACCTGTTCCAACCGTCGTGCCATCAGAGACGCCGGTCACGGTGGCCACAAACTGTGAGGATGAGCCCGAAGTGACCGTTACATGTTGACCGTTCAAGGCAGCGTATGCGCCTGTGAATCCATAAAGTTTATAGATTGTGCCCGCATAAGATGGAGTCGAGTTTGACAGATTACCGACCTGGGCAGTCAGTACTCCGCCCGATACAGAGCCAGAAGTAATCGATCCCTCCGCAGTGCCAGCGGAGGAATTGGATCCGGAAACCCAGAACCGTGAATCACCAGCCCACGCAACTACAGCGTTTGTCGGCAAGCCAGCGCCTGTGCTGTTGATTGTTACTGCACCTGTGCCCCCACTAGGCGAAATGGTGACGTTTGTCCCAGGTATGATCTGCGTTACGCCTGCACCACCGCACCCCATAGTTGTAAGTGCCCCGCCTGTGCCGTTGGCACAGATTGGAGACGTACTGGGAGTGATATTGGTAGGCACTATGGCGGGAGACGCGACGGTGCCTGAGAACGATGCGCTGGTGCCGTTGAGTGGGCCGGTCAGCGTGCCGCCTGTCGTGGGTAGATTCTTCACCCATCCAGATGTTGTGCATTTGTACTCGACATTATTCGTCGTGTCCTGATAAGACTGCCCCCACTCTGCGCCGTAAGGATAAATCGCGTAGTTTCCGTTCTGGGTGCATGTGATCCCGTTTGCAGCAGGCGCGCCAGGATAAGCAAGAGCGTTCCACCGAATCTGGTAAGTCGGGTCAATCTGGGTCTGAGCAAAGCATGTGATAACTGACAAGATCAGGAAAAGAAAGGGCGCAATTCGTTTCATGCTGAAGTCTCCTTGTGGACTAGCTAACTGGCTGATTTTTTGTGCCCATAACGATTGTGAGGTTGATGCCTATGCAGTTCGCCCATTGTCCCGCTGTGAGCAAGAAACTGCCGTCCGAAGTTGGAGTGAGTGGTGTGCCGCCGATGTTCGCAGCAAGTGTCAGTTGCATGTCGTAGACCCCCGACACGCTGAGAGCCGATTGCCACTGACTCAGGACTATATCCTGCTCAATATTTGCAGCGAGCGTCAAGGCAAGATTCTGCGCCGCTGCGGTGATTCCAGCGGCAATCGTCGCATAGTTGGCGTTCGCGTAGAGTGTGATCGCCCCGGTCACGGTGTAATCAACTTCGGTCACTGCCGAGACTAGAACGGTATCACAAAGAGGCCTCACAGTCTGCGCGCTGAGCGCCGACTGAACAGCGGAAAGTAGAGTACCGGATGCGATGCCAGAACTGTTTGGGGATGCGGACGGCTGCGTTACGGGTCCTGTCAGGACGTAGACCTGCACCGTGCCCGGCGTTGTCGGATTTGTCGGGACTTGCGCGTCAACGATGGTCGAACTCACGTCAAGCGCGAGAGATCGGTACTGGCCAGACGGGCCGGCGGTCGTGAGATTGTTCGGGGCTGCCTGAATGCGCGTGCGGTAGTGGTTGTCTCCTGCGGTAGTGCCAGCAGGTTCACCGTCAGTTCCGTTGGCCGGGGTCGTCGTGTTGGCGACAGCAGAGACAAGCGGGAACGAGCCCATCAGGACACTGACCTGTCCGGCGAGGTAGCCGTTGCCGCTGAGTCCTGCCGTGGTGCATTGCGCCGCTACGGTGCCAACCGTCTGCCCGGCAGCAATCGTGAGCGCCGAGGTGGTGGCGAAGATGTTGAGGCCGTCTTGAGTCCCGACCTGCGTGCCAGAGGCTATCGTGGTGTCGGACGACTGTGCGGCCGTGAGCGTGAACTGCAATGTCGTGGTGGCGTACTGCGCGGGAAGCCTGGTGCAATCCAGATACTCGCCGAGGTAGTCCAGCATCGGGTAGACGGCGAATGCGAGCAGGTTCTGAAGTCCGCAATACTGAATCGCGTTCCGGACCAGAATCTCGCGGTAGGCGTAGAGGTTGATAAGCAACTGCTCGACCTGGGCCGGGTAGAGGGTCCTGCTGGTGTCCGTCTCGAACTTGCTCACCATGTCGTTCAGGACCAGCGTTGCATCGAGTCCGTCTGAGTCGTTGACGAATGAAGGCGTGGGCAGGTCAACGGGAACTGTCTGAGGAGTGCCGGTGGCCGGCGGGAACGAGTTCGCGGGGATTATGACCGGCATTTAAGAAGATCCTCCGACAGATATTGTCGTGCTCTCTGTGCCTATCGTAGTCGTGGCAGAACTGCTCGACCCCATGTCCGGCTTCCAGTTGATTGTCACGGTCAGAGTCCCGATGTTCGTTGTGCTGGCGACAACATCGACGCTCTCAAGGGTGATACGTGGTTCCCAGTCGGCAATAGCCGCGGAGATGGCACCGATGATGGCCGGAATCGCAACAGTGAGTGGGCGGTCAAGGAACTGCGTCAGGTCGCATCCGAAAGTAGGACGGAATGGATCTTCGCCAGGAATTGTCGAAAAGATGATCTTGAGGCATTGATGAACATCCGCGTAGGATTGGCAAACTTTTCCGAGTCCTGATCCCGCACAGCCTCCAGCCGTCGAGTCAAGCATCAGTTCCCAGCTCGACGACTGGATGTTGGTGAGGGTCGCATATGGGAAAGTCGTTGCCATCTAGATCACACATCCTAGTTTAGACTGAGCATTCGCAACGGCCTCAGTCAATGTAAGCGTAGCATTTGCGATAGCCGTCGTCAGCCTTGTCACGGCAGCAACTAAAAGGGCCTCTTGCTCCGCAATTTGAAGTTGTTGCCCAGTGTATGCGGCATATGGACCCGCGTAAGCGTTGATGACTTTCTGTATCCACGTTAGAACGGAGGGAAGGTCTGTCGGAACAATCATCAATGACTCTAATACCTGCATCTCTGTCATGATGTTGGCTTGCATTTTGGCATTGTCAGAAGTGGCCTTGTTTATGTTCTGTGTGGTTTTCGATGATATTTTCGCAAACTTCTCAGTTACCTGTACTGCCAAAAGAGCAAGTTGTCCGCACGGTGATAGGACTCCTGGAATCGCCAGCGTACCGTTCGGCAACGGTTGAGATTCGATGCTCGAGATCTGTTTGTTCACATATGCGGTGTACTTGTTGATGTACGTCGCAGCTTTATTGAGTTCGGTGATCGTCGATTGGAAGTAGGCTGTATTCATTTTTACCTCACTCAATGTCGATGATTATTCCATCTTGCACTGTCACAGTTTGCCCGGTTGACGTGCTAAATGTCCCGGTTGCCCCAGAGCCAACATGTAGGTTCTGGTCAGTGTAGACCTCTCCAGTCAGGTCAATCTCGCCAATCTCTGCCGTCAGCCCTACATCTGAAGAGTCAACGGTGACGCTATCGTCCCCCACTGTCACGCTCGAAAGGTTATCGGCGGTCTGAATTGTTGCGGTTCCAGCCGGGCAGATGCTCACCTTCAACGTAGACGTGACGCGGTTGTATTGGATTATCGTGCCATCTGCAAACTGAATGTAGAAGTCTGAAGGAGTGAGTCCCGATGGTGCCGAGTCTACCTGTGACGGGACACTGCCGGTCACGATGCCGTTTTCGTCCCACTCATCCATGACGACGGAAACCTGCTCGCCGATGTCCGGTTGCCAAAAGAACTTGTCATTCTGTGTCTTCGGGACCTGGACCGGCAGCCACCATGACAGGACATTCGCCTGGTCGGGGAACTGCACGCGCACTCGGTAAGGCGGAACAGACTCGATCTGCGCAACGATGCCCGTCCTGTAAGGCGGGTGGAACTGCTCCGTATATGGTCCGCGTACTAAGTCTGGCATCTATTCTCCGTAGTCATCCGAAACCGTCTGCGTACCGGCGCCGGCTCCGGTCGTTGCGATTGTGGTCCTGAGTTCCAAAGAGGTTTTGTAGCCGTTCCGGTCCAGCCGATGCTTGCCCTCGTTGATGATCCATTTTATCGAATCGAGCGCAGCGCCAAACCCCGAGAGCATGACTGGATTGCCGGCCCGGTAGACCATCGACCCCGGAATGATTACCTCGGCCTTCAGGACGTGCATATTGGCGGCGTGGAGATGGGCTTGCGCGCGTAGGGTGGCTTGCTGTGCGTTCTCTATCCGTTCCCGGACTAGTAGGGTGTCCTGAAGCCCTAAGTCAACGCCCTGGGTAGCTGTGGCCGCGGCGTTGGCCGTTGCCTGGAGCAGCTTCTTCGAGTGCGGGTCGAAATACATCACCACGGCCTTCTTGTAGGTCTTGTCGCCGTGGTGCTGCTGGTGAATCCTGAATCGCGTGTTGTCGGTCTTGTAGATGTACTGCGCATTCTTGTCTTTGAGGTCCGTGATTTTCTTCGCATCCAACTTCGGGCGGCTGTAGAAGACGAGTTGATCGCCGCGGATGGTGAACTCGTAATTTTGCCCGTTGGCAAGCCTATGCAGAAATGCAAGGTCACTCTCTAGGCGTTGGGTTATATGCTGATAAGGAACATCGGGATTCACCGCGTCAATTGACACGCTCATCCCATACTTCGCGGCGATGCTCTTAGCTATCGATGTAAGAGTCTGGCCTTCATAGGGCTGCGAATATGAGGTCCTGATGGCATGAGTCACCCCGGCCTGGATTGCCCGGATCAGGAACGTGTCTGGCGGCCCCTCTGCCTCCCATTCATCCACTTCAAAGTTCCCGCAGGACACGAGAGAGGAACCTTGATAACCGATTGACAAGCTGAGCGCTGTGCCGATCTTAGGCGGATTGTTCGCCCACGCGCGCGCCGAGTCCTCCACCTGAATCTCCAGCACGTTTGCCTTGCCGCCGATAGCTTCGTCGTAGTGGACGTGCTGGGAATGGGTCGTCAGGTTGCCGGCGACCTGAGTTCCGCCGATCTTGATTTGCCACGCCGGGATTTGTACGGATGCGCTCATTTAGTTCCACGGCGTCGAACTGGTTGTGCTGGTCGCTGGTGTGATCAGCGGGACAAAGACCTGAACGCCTTGCGCCACATAGTCGCCAATCGGAATGCCAGGGTTGTTCTGAATCAGCGGCTCAACCTGCGTAGAGTCTCCGTACATCTTGTACGCTATCGCATCCCAGCGTTCCCCTTTGGACACGTAGATGATTCCCGATGACGGTGCGGACGGGTTGACGTAGGTGGTAACGAGTGACGCTGTCAGGACCCCGCTTCCACCGTTTGGTATCACGACATTCGGCATTTAGGCAGCCCTCGCAATCGTGCTCAACGAGACATTCGTATACGGCGTCTGTGCCGGTATTCCCGAGGGGGAAGCTGTGGCAGGACTCACGACAAGCGTCGATCCGGCCGCCGCGCTCTGTGAAGTGGTGAGCCCTGGAGGATTGGTGTTGATTGTTGAGTTGCCGATGGTCCCGACCGTCATGGTGTTGCTCTGGAGCGTGGAGGGCGCGACGTACTCGGTCAGTTCAAGATCCATCTCCGCAGCGATTACAGAGCCGTCATCTGCCATCCACCGCTGCTTGAGCCGGTAGTTTGAGATGACGAATGTCCCGAGGATGTTCTTGTTGCCAAAGACGAACTGCTGCGGAACGTGGAAGTCGGCAAGCTGCGTCAGAGCGTTGATGGCCGTCTGCGGTTTGCACCAGAAGTTGTGAAGGTAGATCGAAATTTCAACGTGGCGAAGATTGTCGTAGATCCACTGCAACACAGGAGGCGCCCCTATCACGTTGATTGCTTCGTAGTGGTACTTTTTCTCTATCTCCAGCTTTGTCGGGCTGGCGAGAGGCTGAAACGAGATGGGGCCGAAAGATGCGAACATTAGCGCGCCCCCCCTAATTGCTTACGGGCATTTTGCTGGTTGTACTTCTCAATCTCCCGTTCAACCATATCTCCCATCGCTTTTGGGTCCATTTCTTGGCTTGGAGGGTAGATATTGATATTCGGATTATTGTTTACGGTTCCCGAAGTTCCCAGCGCGGAAAAGGGCGAGGTCGGACCAAATGTAGGAGTCGCCAATCGCGGCGATCCGAATGCCTCAGTATCCCATCCATAAATGCCGAATATGGGAGCCTGGGTAGGCCCCTTCCAATCTGCGAATACTGAGGGTTTTGGAGTCTGCATGCCTTGATAGGCTTCAAATCCGACAACGTCATGCCTTTGCATCCAGTGGCCTCCCTGCCACCCCAACATCCCACCGGTCACCGCCTCCCCAATAAACGGGAGAAATCTTGAGAGTCCAGCCGCTTCAGCGGCTCTGCCGCCCCCATACATCGCTTCTCGCGCCGTTAGAGTCTTTGCCGCGGTCGGGAACAAACTGCGCGCCCACCCAAGAGCGGCGGCGCCTCCGAGACCTTTCCACATCATCGGCCCTAATTTTACTGCCGCTGCTAAAATTCCCGCTCCTACTCCAAGCTCCAAACCTCTTCCGGCAACTTTCGCCGCAGTCGGATGCTTATCGGAAAACTCGTTCATCTTGTTTATAATTTCCGTCATCTGGTTAATGTCGGTAGTCAGATCAGGAAGGATACGAGTCCCGATGGACTCCTTGAATTCCTGCCATGCGCTTTTCATTTCCTGCATGTGCGCATCAAAGGTAGCAGCGCGGTCTTTCGCATCCTGATCTAATTGCCCACTCGCATTGTCTATTTCGTTGTATGCCTCCTTCAAATCGTCCATGTGCTTGATAAGCAGTGCTACATTGGCCCCTTGACTTCCCATCGAAGACTCAAGGGATCGCTTCTGCTTGTCAGACAGTTCGCTCATCTTCTCAAGGGTCTTGATAAGGTTGACGTGCCCATCATTCGTCTTTACGACTTGGAGGCCATACTTCTCCATTTCGTAGCGACCATCTTTCATTTTGAGCAGAGAGTTAACGATTCCAGCCAGGATGGGGCCTGATCCGCGCGGGCCGCCAAGGTTGATTCTGTTGCCCTCGGCCATCAGTGCGAGCATTGTTTTCTGCGCGACATTGTTGACTTGTGCCGCTGTGCCGAGCATTCTGAGCGCCATTGACATGCGCATCAGGCCACCGCTGCCCATCGGGAAGCGCGCCTGAAGAACGGCAATCTCGTCGCCAAACTCCTTCATTTGGTCGATAACGGGGCGACTATTATCCCCGAGGTTCTGGACTGCCGAAGACAGAACTTTCGCGGCAAGAGGCGCCGTGTCTCCCATGACTACGGCTAATTTTGCTGCGGTCTCGGTCTGTTCTTTGATCGCCCCATCGTCACGGAACGTCTTGTACAGTTCCGTCATTGCCTGCATTGCTTCTTCTGCGCCGCCCTTCAATGGCAAGGAAGTTCCAATCTCGTCAGCCTGATGCTTATACCGTTCCATCGCATCCGCATTGGCGAGAGTGGCCTCTTTCAGGCCTACCATCTGCTCTTGCATGGCGGCGGCTGGCTCAATGACTGTCTTCAGCGCCTCGTATCCGGCAAACACTTCGCCGGCCGCCATCCCAATGCTGGCGAAGTTCTCCGCCATCTCGCTGAATCGGTCATTGACCTGCTTTAGAGGGTCAGTAACCTCGTCGCGGAGTTGGACGAGAACCTTCAGGATGGATGTTTGATCGTCTTCGCTCAAGGTTTCCTCCGCTTCGGGATGCGCTTCTCAACTGCCCGGCTGTACTGTTGTAGAACTTGGTACCACCCTACTAAATCGCCTATTGACATGGAATCGATGGATTCAGGACTGACCCCTTCATGCACCATCGCGCCCAACGCTTCCATGCTTAGGACGACTGGTCTGTTTCCGCGTCCTGATTGGGGTTCGGAGCGTCCGGCGTCGGTTTCAGGACACTGGAAATCCTCTGGAGCAAAGGGCGCAATACCTGAGAGACCTCGGCGCGAAACACCATCGCATCGTCAAAGTCCATCTCGTCCACGTCTTCCATGCGGATGCGCTTGCCGTCCACAAGGGACAGACGGGAAGCCAGGGCGTCCTGAATCTTGATGCTGTCTGCGTTCTCGCCGGCAACCGTGGCGGCCAGACGCTGGTCACGGCCTGTGCCTTTGAGCAAGATAACGTGCTTGCCAGAGGGAAGATCGAACTCGCGGCGAATCTGTTCGGGGGAAGGGGTTGTATCGGAAGTCAGTACGATGGGTCCTGTTGCCATTTGAATCACCTCACGCCAGTGCTTGGCTATGGTTGTGGCCGGCCTCTACGTCCCTTGCGAGATGTTGAGCCGAACATTGAAAGTGCATCCGTCAGTCACGAAGCTGATGAACCCGTTTGATACCGCCGTCAGAAACTCAGCAGGCGCGCCGGGCAAGATCGCGAGTCCCGTCTGGGGAGTGACCGCAACAGGACTCGATGCGCCCAGTGCGACATACACAGGCTCTGCTCCCACATTGGCAAGACGCAGCGTTGATCCTGTGCCTGGATTGGCGACTGTCTGTGCTATTCCGCTTGCTACGACTTGCTGAGAAGCGGATGGTGCATATCCGTTGGCTGCCACTTATCAACCTCCGATGTTTGCGCGATAGTTCGCCAACTGGTCAACGCCATTCACGACGTACTGATTCGAGAAAGCGTCGAAAAGGTAAATCCGCACGCCGCCTACGCTCAGGTCTACGTGGTAGACATCGAAGCTGGACGTGAACTCGACCAACTCCTGAGATTTGAAATCCACGTCTCCCACGTCGAACGGGACGCCGTTGAAGTTGTAAATAACGGGACTCTCGAAGATCTCTCCCGATGCCGAGAGTGTCTGGAGATCGCCCAGGCAAGCAATCCAGCACGTCTGACTCGAAAGCGCCACCCGCTTGATGGTGTCAGGATCAAACGAAGACCACTTGATGGTGGACTCCATCATGTCCCATCCGGTCGGGATCTTGATGCGCGCGGCCATGCCGAGGCCCTTGTAGTCTGTCCTGATGCGCTTGGGCTGGGGAATCTTGACTTCCGCGGCGCGCCCGAGGAGTTCGACGCCGTTCAGATACACGTTGCAATTCGACAGGCTGTTGATGACAAGATTTGCCACGGTGCGCTCCTTATGCGGTCACGTTGAAGTTGCTGGTTGTGCTGGTGCTCGTTACGGATGCCCCGAGGTTCGCAAGCAGGCTGGTGTTGATGGAGAAGTTGTAAATGATCTGCTCGGCCGGCGGCGGCGGCATCACGCTTACTTCAAACGTGAGTTGCCCATTCGCCAGACTCGCAGGGGGGTTGTCAACCGGGTTGTAGGTGACCGCGCTTCCGGCAATCAATGCGCCCTGCTGGATGAGCGAGTTGATAAACCCATTCACGCTCTGCAAGATCGAATTGATGAGACCGTTGGTGATGGGCTTATCGGCGAAGGGCAGCGAACTGTACTGGATGCTCTGCTCCACAACGTCGAGGGTCCTGCGAACGGCGATAAACGTGGTCACTGCGCCGCTCGACGGGAAGCTCGATGCGCGGTTGCCCCATGTCCTGTAGCCGGTACCGAAGCCGTTGAAGACCGTCATGATGCCAGCCGCGTTCAGCGCGTTCGTGTCTGAAGTCGGGTCGTAGGCGCTCATGTATAGGCTGACATCGGGACCCAGAATACCGTTGATGACCGTGTTCGACGGCGAGAACCAGAAGCCATTGGCGATATCGCTGGCTGCCGTAGCGCCAGCTACCCACGTGCTATACGGCGTGTCCACGGTGCCAGTCACGGACGTATAGCCGATGTTTCCCTGCGCGCTCACCACAACGCCAGTGGGGATGATGGCGGTGGGAGTCTTCAACTGCCAAGGGAAGGTGAGCGCGAGCCTGTCGCTGGCCTGATTGAAGGCATTGCCGGCGGCTCCGCGGTTGGCGATGGCGGTTGCCACAGTCGTGTTCGGGGGCGCGTCGGTGAACGAGATGGCCTGGAGCTTCGTCGCCATGGCCAGCAGGTTGGCGCTGGTTGACGCATCGTAGAAGGTTGGGGTGATGAGCAGCTTGGCGAACAGGCCCATCGTCTGGAAGGTGGTCTGCAAGGCTTGGATGCCGGTATAGGTGCTTCCGGTCACGGTCCCGATGATGTCGGTATATGCAACCTTGGACGGGTCGCAGTAGGCGCCGGAGACCTGCAATGCCTGCGCCGAGGTGATTGCGCCGCCGCTCTTGGTGTAGAGCAGGCCGTTCACGTAATCGATGGTGTAATCAGTGCCCTCGACGTAGGTCGTCGAGCCGGCCTGGTTCTTGACCACGACAGTGGTAGGCGGCCCCGCAAAGGTCACATTGAAAGTGGCACCGGTGCCGCTGCCCGAGGTGCTGGCCTGAGCTACAGGGTTCGCCGGGACAGCCGAGTAGCTGCCCGCAGTGGATACCGTGGCCGTCAGGACTCCAAAGACGCCAAGGTTGAAGGTTGCCCCGGTGCCGAGTCCTGTTGAGCTTGCCTGTGTCAGCGCGGCACTGTTCACGGTGAAGCTACCCGCGTTGACGATGTTGAAGGTGGCCACGCCCAGAGTGATTGCCAGTTCGGCGCCAACCAGTCCACCGCCCGTCACAGGCTCAAGAGCGGGAGCCGTGGGGTTTATGGAGTAGGAGCCAGCCAAAGAGATCGACAGGACCGCGGTAATCGCGCCACCGGCCACAGTCACAGAAGCCTGAAAGCGTGTCCCGGTGCCAGTCGTTCCGGTCACAGTTTGAGTCCCGTTCGTGCCGCCGCTTCCACCGATCGCAACCGTTGCGCCCGTAACCTGAGTGGAGGTAACGGTGAGTTGAGGAGCAACCGAAGCGGTTCCGCCTGCCAGCGTAACGCTGTCGCCGGCTGCGTAGTTGTGCGATGTAGCGCCGCCGGGGGCATTCACCGCCAGCGATACGAGCTTCGTTGTCGCCACGGTCAGGACCGCGGGAGTTGACGCCGTTCCACCCGCGAGGGTGATCGTGTCGCCTGTTGCATAACTGTGGCTTGCCGCGCCGCCCGCCTGCGCCACGGTGTCAACCGAAGCGGTAGAAAGGGGAGTGTTGGGCAAGCCTGGACCAATTAGGCCCATGTGACCGAGTGTTACCGGCACACTGTTGGATGCGGGTCCTGTCAAGGGATTGGTCGCAAAGGTGCTCTGATGGAGCAGTGGGTTGAACACGTCGATGACGATGACGGCCCCCGCGCCCTGGAGTTGAATGTCCGCAAGGGCTTCAGGAATCGTATAACCCTGAATCTGCTTGCCAAACGCCGAGCCCTGCGCGGCGGACTGAATGAGCGTCGGGACGTTGATTCCGGGTCCTGCTCCAGACGATGCCGACCACTGCGGAGCCGAGCCGATGAGGCCAATAACTGCCGAGTTGACCACCTGAATCGATACGCCGTTGGTGTTGACCTCGGTTACTGTAATGCCATGGAAGAAACTCATATTTCTCCGCTCCTTTGCCGCCAAACGTGAAAAGGCCCGGACAGTGCTGGCTTATCAAACCAGAACCATCCGAGCCTCAGTGCTTGAGTACCCGTCGATACAAAGTGTATCAGGTTGCTACTCCGATGGAACGATGATCTGATCTCCGCTCGGAGTAACGTTGAAAATCGCTTGCTGCAAGTTCGCCAGCGCGTAAGAGGGCAACAGCCGCGGGCGAATGGTGAGGACGTTGAACGTCAAGTCGTACAGCCAGACGCGCCCTTGTGGGTCCTGTTCCGAGAATCTTTCCTCAGTGAAGTAGGCGTGACGGCATCCGGTAGGCTGGAATCCCCCGAGCGCCGATTCAATTGCATCGATGAGCGCGTAGACTGAGCCGACCCCGCTGAGGTTCCACGCTGTCTTGCGCGCTTCAACGTGGACCTTGAACTGGAGAGTGCGCTCCTGGACCATGCTCGACGTTGCAAGCGGTTTCGAGAGTCCCGTGTTGCTGTAGGAAATCAGGACGAAAGCAATCGCCGATGAAGCCCACCACGTATCAAGATCGAAGGCCGGGTAGATGTAGACCGGAATTGCCAGCGAACCGGAAGCGAAGAACGCTACAAGCTGGGCGGCTATCTGGTTCTGAATCGAGTCTACGGTAAGGGACGCGGTAGGCGTGTTGGTCCTGCCGCCCCATGCCGTGGGGTCGATCTGTACCGGGAGCGCGCCATATGTTGGGTCGCTCATTTACGCGTTCGCCTTTGCGCTCAGCTTCTCGGCCCGCGCCGCCGCTTCCTCTGCCAGCTTCTGATGCTCAGCGGCACCCTTAGGCAGGTTGTCGCGGTAGGAGTTGGCCGCAGAACGGTAATGGTCCTGAGCTTGCCCGTGAGCGGCGGCCGCTTCCAGATGCTTGGCCTTCTGCTCGACAGTGAGTTCGGGCGGTGCCTGCCCATCATGAACGCCTCCCCAGCCGTAAGCCTTGCGCTCGTGATCACCCTTTGCCTGCGAGTGGTGCAGGCTATGGGCAATGGCCAGGTGCATCTTCTCTTCGCTGGCACCGGCGTCCCGCTTTGCCATCGCCATCCCGCGCGTCTGGCCGCATAGAATACAAGGGCAGCCCACGCCGTGATTGTTGTAGGGGTTGGGGGTTGCCGACTTCGCCATTCCCATTCTGGAGTCTTCGTAGAACATTTGTCACCTCGAATGCGGCAGTACGATTTCTACGCCGAAGTTCTGTTTGCTCTGACGTTGCGACGATGAGCCGGTAATTGTCAAGGTCCGATGCGTGATCCAGCAATCTTGCACCAGTCCGCCCAGGGTCAAGTCCGCCGTTGGCCCGACCGAATCCTGTATGGCGCTCTCAACCGCATCCGCAAGGTTGTTAAGATTTGAGACATTGGTCTCATCTGGAACTTCGCCTTGAAGGGAAACAACTGAAATCGTGCAGAGTAGAGATACCCGCGCAGGCGCAAATAGAACGCTACGGTCATAGATTTCACCGGCCTCCATCATGAAGAATGCGGGGTACTGCTCCTCAGCCAAGTCGGTATCAGGAACCGGACGACGGCCAGCATAGTTGAACGGGCTTGTCGGGGTCACGAGCGCCGCCTTCAACTGCGTGAAGAATGCCGAATATATCGTTTCGCGGCCGAGCGGGTTTCCCATCAGCAAGCCTCCACGCATTTAATAAACAAATTGCTTGACATTCTCATAGGGTTTGATAAACTCAGTTTGTACCTGAGAAACAGCCTCAACCAGAGGCGTTGGAGAAAGACATGAAGCTGACTATTACCCGCAACGATCCCTCCTACCCAGCCTACTATCCAGTATCCACGATAATTGATTCGATTCCGGATCGCGCACAACTCCACAAAGTGCTGGCCGATAATATCCATCAATGCAGCGATAAAGATTACATCTCCATCAAGGTCATGTCTGATCGCGGATCTGTACTTTACAGTGGTCCTGCAAGCGGGATTAAAGGCAAAAGATTTTAGCATTAGTCGTACTCCGGCATGAATTCTCGGTCACCTTTTGGGTATTGGGCACCAAATGATTTCGGAGTGGTCCCGTTCTTGATGGCGTTGTAGTGCTCACTAAACCGAGAAAACATCATGCGGTCATAGGGGGCCCTGTCTCTTGTCTCGATGATTTCGTGTGCGTCGGTTTGAGAAGCGATATGATCCATCATGTCCGCTTTCGCTCTCTCTGACGCTTCTAGCATTCTATCGGTAGATGGAGTATGGCCGCCATCATCTTTGCGATCATTCTCTACTCGTCTTACGTTGATTTGATGAAGATCATTGATGGTTTTGATGCGTCGATCTCTAATGTTATCGGCCCAAGCTATCTGCTTTTCCGATCCTTGCAGTTTCGGCATCGCTTTTGGCTCAGCAGATTTTGCTTTCTCTGCGTTCTTGCCGGCGACGTGGTCCTTGACCTTCTGCGGCCCCTTATCCACTTCTCCGTCTTTCATATGGACATGCGTCCCGTTCATAGTGATCCATGAGCCGTCTTCGTCTTCGGCCTTGTGAAGATCTCCCTGAACCATCCCGATTCTCGGATCGTTGTAGAACATGGCTACTCTCCCGACTCCTTGATTCCTTCATCGACCGCTTGTTTTAGTCTCGCTTCAATCCATGCCCGGTTGGCGTCAAGAGCAGGACCCGCAAACGGCCGCGCCGGGATTGAAACGTGATGCACGAGAACGAAAAGCAGGTGAACGATGCCGTCTTTCACGCCGAACATGTAAACGTTGCTGCCCACATTTGAGAAGAAGATTCGATCATAAGCGCCTTCAGACTGCGCGTCCCGAGGTGCGAATCTTGCAACTCCAGCGGGGGTCAGTGCGTCTTCCATCGGTATTGCCAACATGTGTCCTGATTGCGCATCGATCTCGGCACCATATTCTTGGGCCTTTGCGTACTTGAGTCCTTTGCCGACCATCATTCCGCCAGTAATGCTGTGCTCGTCTTCCTCAACTGGCAATGCAGCCATAGATACAGCGAGATTTCCAGATCGTTTCTTGAGTCCTGATTCCTTGAAGTGCTGTTGCCCGTATCTAGCCAGGTGCTCGCCGATGTTTGCCAGTTGGCGGCGCGCGGCCGTTCTGATGGCAGGACCCATATGATCCAACCGTGCAGAGAGCCGCTTGCCGCCTTCTAGGGTGATGTCCATGCTTAGCTGATGGCCACGCCGCTGAGAGTCGTTGCGTACCACTCTCCGTTGTAAGCCGTGAACGTGACGGAATTTCCCGCGCCCGCCGTGAACGTGGCAATATGCAGGGTCCCGTTGATGCCGCTCGCTGCCGTGGTGATGGTGTGCGCATACGCTGTGGTGGTCGTGACGGTCAGCGATGCGCCGTCCTGCCCACCAGACTGCGCAGAACCTGCAATGGGCTGAGGCAGGGTGATGGCCGCTACGCTTCCCTTGGTAATGACCACGTTGCCCGTCACGAGCGAGATGGCGCCGTTTGCCGCAAGAACCTGGACGGGCTCAACCAAACCATGCGCCAGGGTCCCGCTGGTGTTGAATCCGGGGACCGTAGAGCCATCTGCGGACAGACCGGTATCCACCAGCGAAACGCTCTGGAGCGTGGCTTGTGGGCCACCGTAAATGTTCAGCGTCACGCCGGGCAGGTTGGATGCAATCTTGCCCTGCGTCGATCCGCCAGCCGTGCGGTACACATCGTATACCGCGCCGGGAATGGTGTTCCACGAGATGTTATTGGAGGCTGCGGCCGAGAGCGTGGCTGCGCCGGTGGTGATCGTGGCCGTGCCGGGAACCGTCTGAGTCCCGATCTTGGCGACAACGGCGTAGGTTTGAGTGGTGGAAGCGGGCGCCAGCGGAGTGACCACAACCACGGGGGGAGTGACCGGAACCGCCTGCACTGCGGTCTGCAACGCTGCAACAACGTCGCTCTGCTGCGCGGTGGGACTAGGGAGATTGAGATTTGCCATGGTGATGATTCTCCTATGCTAAGTTAGACGGTTCCCATGCCGTCAGTTGGGAAAACTTCGCGGTGCTTGTCAAGCATCGAGATTGTGGAAGGATGCGCGTCCTTCAAAAAATAGTTGATGCGATCAGGACCCACGCCAGAGCCCGTATCGCCTACGCGGGTCCTGTTCTTGAACAGCAGCGCCGATTGCTGCATACAGGCCATCTGGAAATCGTCAGGCACCATGTTCGCATTGCTTGGCAAAACTGGAATGGCGCCCTCGCACCTCCAGAAGATGCCGTTGTCATTCGTGAGCGAGTTGCGCGTCTGGAGCCATGTTCCCGGCGCCGTTGCGCCCGTCGTGCCGCCGTTGACAGCCTCATAGTAGAAGCCGCCTACCTGAATCTGCGCATTGGCCAGGGTGACTGCGGCCGCCGTCCATCCCGGCAAGGTCAGGACTCCAAGCTGCCCCGGAGTCATGAACCCACCAGAGTAGTTCAAAGTGATGTTCTGACGACCTTCCCAGAAGCACTCATCGCGTAGGTTAATAAACCAATTGTCCCATGACAGGTGAGATGCTGAGCCGTTCGTAGACGAGAGGATTACGTGTCCTGTTTCCCCGTAGAATCCTGCCAGTACGACAGATGATACGTTCAGGACCGGATAGATCAGCGCACGCATTGAGCGCCGGCCATTCCCATTCCGGACCTCGGCAAACATTCCCACAGCCAGGGTGCGCGATACATAGCGATTGATGCCGTCCGATACCGCAGTGATGATCTTTGCCAGTGCTGAATCTGATGCGGTTGTTTGGCCCAAAGCGGGGCTTATGTAGTTCTTCAGGTCCGTCAATGTCGTCAAATCAACCGCATGAGGCATCTGATCACTCCACCTTGATGCGCGCGCTCTGCTTGCCCGCAACCTTGACTTCGCCCGGTACTGGCAAGTTCAAATTTCTCGCGTTCGCGGCGATGGCGTCAAAGTCCTCTTGACTCACCGTCATGCTGACTGGAGAAATCTTGAAGCCGATAGCTTGCAACTTCTGGACACTCTCCTCTTGCACGGTCACGAACCCGGTATCGTCTGCTTGGTAGTTCCTGCCATCGACAGAAACCTGCGAATTTCCTTCAGGACACTGCAATCTGACCATTTCATTCCCTCCAAAAAATAAGGCAGGAGGCGTTTGGTTGCCGCCGCCTGCCTCATTGTAAATCCATCCGTAGGTTAGAACGTCTGGGTTCCCGTCGGCTGGTTGATGTTGGTCAGGATGGCGAAGGCCGGGGCGAAGTACAGGGCGAATGTCTCATCGACATACACGCCGTACTCATTGCGCCGGGTGCGCAGAGGCCAGGACACTTGCACATAGTCCTGACGGACACGCGCTTCGAGGATGTTGGCCACACCGCTCAGCGGGTACGGAGAGCGATCAGACCAGAAGAGGATCGTGCCCGGAGGCAGGTTGGGATGCGTTTCAATCGGCAGAGTGTTGCCGTAGATCTTGTTCTTGTAGGCGTTGACCGCGCGCCCGGCAACGATCTGAGATCCGCTGCCCGAGTCCGCCTCAAACACCATGCGGAGACTGTTATTGGTGCTGGCCGTGTTCAAGAACTGAGCGATGTTCGAGTTCAGGTCGGTGGAGCTGACCAGAATCCGGTCAAAGCCAATCTTGTACTGGTCGTAGGTAGCCTGGAAGACGGCATCGAACTCGACGATGCTGGTACCGGCAATGGTCAAGCCAGTGTTGCCGCTGGCGCCTTGGAAGATCAGCGCGCCGGAGCCCGCATATCCGAGAGTCCCGCTGGCCACAACGGGCAGGTTCGGGTTGGTTGCCATGGCGGTGCCAGGGGCGGAACCGGATACGGAACCGTTGATCTGGCTGAGAATGCCATCGGGCAACAGGGTATTTGTCGAGTTGTCCTGATACGCACCATTGACCTGGAGAGCGGTAATCAGTTGATTGGTGGTGGACGGGACCGAGCTGAACTTCGCCTGGTTCGTGGTGGTGATGCCCTGGAGCCGGGCCGCGCCGGTCGTGGTCCCGAAGTACCAAGCGTAGGCTACGGCGTTGACCACAGGCGTAACGGTTGCGGTGATGATCTGGCCGGCAGTCGGGGTGATGGTGGCCTGCGCGGAAGGCTGAGCCGATCCGCCGCCCACGTTGGTGATGGTTCCCGTGGTGCTGGTCAACGTGACCTGTCCGGGGATGCCGTTGGCCATGCTGCCGGTACGCCATCCCGCATGACTGAGGGCAACGCATACGAGGTAGTAGGGAACATTGGAAAGCGCCGAAGTAGTGCCGGCGGCGGTCAAGGTGGGCGTGGGAGTGATACCCAGCGGGGTGGAGGCGTTGCCGCCGATGAGCGTCTGCTCTTCGCCCACCATGACACCTTGCAGCGTGGCCTGAATCGTCACGCCTTGAGCATCGGGCTTGAGGTTGAGAGCGGCCAGACGGGCTTCCCATGACACGGATCCTTCGAGGCCCATGGTCTTGTAGCTTGCCAGTTGATCCTGAACGGTGATGGCGGAAGCGGCCGCGCGCTCGCCCTCGGGGACGCCGATGGATACGTTGTTGACGTTGATGCCGGTGACCCTCTTCCAACGGTGCGCAGTGCCGCCATCGGCGGGGACGCGGGGGAGGCTGGAGATCAGCGGAATCAACTGCTTGAACGGGTGCATTTCCTGAACGATGCGGCTCAGGTCGTACCACACCAGCCCCGTGTTCTGGTCAACAGTGTCGGCCTTCGCGAGAGTGCCAACACGCTCGTCAATGGCCTGCTTGAAAGTGTCGCTTTGCAGGAACTTCTCGAATTCATTCATCTCAGATTCTCCTATTGCCGAGTTGCTGACTACAAACTGAAACCGCTGTGAACTGCGCTGGACGGTCTAGTTGCCGCCCAGGTCAATCTTGAAGTTGGGGTCGTTGATCGACTTCGCAAACCCGCTGCCGGGGGTACACATCAGGCCGAAAGCGCGCGCCGTGGCTTGCTCGGAACTGCGCTGGTCGTTCGGGTCAGCTTCGGAGAGCGACTTGTTGATCATCCGGTTGAAGTCGGCCTTGCCGTCGCTGGCCGGGAACACATCGCCGGTGGAGCTGGCAACGAACAGCTTCGGGCGGCGCCCCGCGGAGGGCTGATTCTCAATCACGGACATCTGACCCTTGAGGAAGGCGTTGTCGGCAATCAGCGGGGCGGTAGCTTCGGCCACAGCGGCCTTGACCATCGTCGCAATCGCAGACGCCGAATATGGCGAGTCGCCAGCGCCGCGGAAGGTGTTTCCCTCAACTTCGCCTTCAGTCATGCGCCGGGGGGAAAGCTCTTCCACGTTCTCCGAAGCAGGCTCTTCGCCCAAGTCGGTTTCCGCCTTCTCTCCATCCCATCCGGTCATAGCCTTGCCGAGTGCGGCATGAGCCAGTTCGTGATGGTCGGCAATGTCGTTCATGTGTCCCGAAAGCGCCGTGAGGTGCTTCTTGAACTCATCGCCGCCGTCGGCCGCCTTGCCCATGCACTTGTGGAGGGCTTCAATCTCGTCGACCGCCTTGCCGTGGGAGGCCGAAGCCTTCTTGATGTGGTCATCGGCCTTCTTTATGGCCGCCTTGCTTGCCGCCGTGAAGCGCTTCTGGAGTTCCATAGCCATGATTGTTTTCTCCTCTTTGGTGCTGCCCGGCCAATCGGCGGGTAGAAGGTGTGTTGCGTTCAGCGCTTTCGCGCGTGTGACAATGTGAGCCTTGGCTTTCTCGGGGTCCGATGCGCGGCCAAAGGCTTGGACGGCGTTCTCAAGATCCTTCACGGTCTGGACAGGGAAAGAACCGTCGGGAAGCGCTACCCCAGTGCTACCGAGGTGCTTCCGTTCCTTTTCGCTGAACTCCCGCTTCTCAAGGTCAACGCCGTCCGCAAACTTGGCGGTCAGAGTGGCCATCTCATCGGCGGTCAGTTCGTCGGACTCAACAGGACTCGGATTCGGGTCCTGTGCGGCTTTGGCAAGGTCAGGAAGGGCAATCTTCCCCATTCCGAGAATCGTCCGGAACGTGTCAAGCGCCTTTTCCATCAAAGTCTCGTTACTGGTTTGATTCTCCATCGACCCTCCAAAGGCGAGTCCACCGGCAATCTTGCATACGTCGATGCGGCAATCGGAGTTCGCCGGCCGGTCAACGAGGCTGATCTCTCGTAAGGAAAGCGCCTTTACTACATCGCCAACCTTCTCCAGCTTGGAACCGCCGATACTGAAGCCCTTGTAGACGCCTTCCTTGCACAGTTTCCATGCGGCGGGATCAACGATCTTGGCACCGATGTAGAGCCCTTTGGCGTCAATGTGGGCCTCTTTGGTCACGCCAACGGCATTGTTGGTGTGCATGGTCCTGATGTTCGCCCACTTCATGTAGTCGGGGAGGGCGGCCTTGATGGCGTCCAGCGGAACAATCTCCCCTTGCAGGTCCTTCGATGGCGTTGAGGCATAGCCCCAGACCATTCCGCTCTGCGCGTCCACCTTTTCAATCGGGAGAAATACGCTGAAATCGTCCATCTGGCTCCTGTAAACGCAAAAAGGCCCGGACGATTGAGCTTTGATAAGCCGTCACGTCCGAGCCAGATTGTTTCTGTACCCGTCGATTGAGATATTACCACAGCACCGAGGGGCTATGGTTCAGGGCATTCTGGCAGGCGGTCGAGGTCGTCGCCGAACCGTGACGTGGGATTGTAGTGGCCGAGATCAATATGCCAGGACGGCCATCCCTTTTCAATGCGCTCCAATGCTCCCAGCCATGCACCCTCCGCAGTATCGGAAAAGTTCTGGTTGGTACTCACGCATAGGTAGCTTCCGCCTTGAACGTTCGGATTGATGGGTTCTCCGAAGATCACATATCCAAGCTGGCCGATCTTGCCGGCGAAGGCTTGGGGGAAGTCAATCAGAACCCTGGACTGCGCGGAGAATCCCTTTCGGGTCCTGACAAGCGCCGGGTCGCACACATGCGGATGCCATTCAGTGTTGGGGTAGATGGGGCCTTCGGGATTGGTGAACGCGGTGCCGCCGAACTCTGTGCCCATCTTGACAATCAGGACACCGCAGTTGGGACACTCGTGAGGGCCGTAGTAGACGATCTTCGAGTTGCGAAAGGTGATAGGACTCATGATTTTCTCCTGCGTAGGTAAGTAGTCGATGAACTGACTGACAGGAGTATAGCGCAAAAAAGAGCCCGACATCTTCGCAGGATGCCGGGCAGGAGGACCATGTGTTCCAAGGAGGTCGCCGGTACCACCGGTCTAACGAGATTCTACGCGTTGAGTCCTGAACTGCTCGACAAGCGACTTGATGCGCGGGTCGCTGTTGGGCTTCTCGGTGAGCGCAATCTCATAGATGCGCAGATTCGTGATAGTCCTGACCTTATTGCCATCAGGCTTGACCGGATCACAGCCACCGCCGATGGACGGAATGTAATCCTTGAACGGGCCATGATTCATCTCGTCAGCAAACGGGATGCTGATCTTGGCTACGAGAGTCTTCCCTTTTACCGAGAGGACAGCTTTGCCGATAGACCGTTTGATGCCGAAGTCTTTGACGACACGGACAGGATTCGTAAAGGACACATTCTCGATTGAGATTGAGTCGTTTTCCTGATCCACCGTACCGTCTGCAATCAAAACCACTGCTTCATATTCCAAGGTGCTACCTCCATAGTCCGAGCTTCTTTTCTGTTTGCCAGCCTCCACCGCTCATCTGCAAGCATCCGTGTACTGGTCGCTGATGGTGACGCCGGACTCTGTTGGTGAAGGATGCCCGTTGTCTGTGCAATCTGGATGTCCCTCAATTCCATCCCAAGTGTTTGGATGCGAATGAACGCTAGTCGGGACCGGATGAATCATCGCAGCCAAGAACCACATCACGCACGCGAGCGCTAAAAGGATAATTACCTGTTTCATTGGCCCACCTCCACAGTTGCCACTTCGCCCAGGTGCATCCCGCCGATCATCACCCTATCGGCTACCTCTTCGAGCGTCTTCTTGCGCTCCCATACGAAATTGAACGCCGCCGGGCCAACCTGGACCATGCGGAACTCGTCGTTAGGGAACTGCGTTTCCAGTGAGTCGGCCACGTTGGACAGCACGTCGAACTCGCCTCCGGGCTTGAACACTTTGCCTTTGCCGGCTGCCAGGATGACGGTCTTGTGGGTCCTGTTGCCGGGTGCAAACATCTTGATGGTGAGTTTCTTCATCGGGACTGATCCATTGATTGCTGCCTTCATTTCGCCTTCGCTTTCTCCGCAGTGAACCAGTCATCTAACTCTTTGCGGAACTGTTCGGGAGTCACATTACGCTTTGCCACGGTTGCCGAATAGCTACCTCCAGCGCCACCGCTCATCATATGGAATGAATCAGCATCACGCCATCCAGCTTCTGCCGCCAACTCACTCAAGACTCCACGCACATACTGCCAATCATCGCCTCCGATAGAGATGCGCACCTCAACGGGATGAATAGGAGGCTTTGGAGTTGCGGCGACTACTTCAACAGTGCAATCAGGATTAGCGCCTATTCCCAATTGTTCGCACTCCCATTTGCATTTATCGCAATGACCGCACGCTGTGCCGAGAGCATAGCATCCTTTGCACGTTGGGCCGTGAAATGTATCCCATGGTGTATTGCTCATCGTTTTGACCTCATCATTTCAAGGCGAATAGCCCTCACTGTTTTGTCGCGCTCCCATTTGGCTATCCGCATTTTCTGATTAGTCCAGTAGTAAAACCACCATAGCGGATTGCTGAGAATAAAACCTAAAACCAGCGCCCAGCCTGCTTCAATGATTTCTTTGCTCATTTCGACCTCGCTTTCTGTTTGTTGAGTGCCCGCGCAATCCTCTGCATGTACTTCAGGACTCGCAAGACGTGACGAGGACCGCGTGCAAAGCGCATACGGCCCGGTAGACGTGGGATGCTCATAGCGGCTTCCAGTGATGCTCGATAGCTTTAGTCAGAGACGGGACGCGAGCGAATATCTTGCTGAGTTGCAATTCGATGCGCTCACTGATCCTGTCAATACCGACGCGAGCGTTTATCGCTTCCGCCGTCACTGTGGCTACAATCTCCTTGCGCTCAGGTTCGACTACGAGTTTCCACTGACGAAGTAAATTGTCTGGAACCCATGCGAGGAAGTCGTGCCGCAGGATAGTTGGAGACACGCCATCATCGACAAAGATGCCAGTGTGCGGGTCCCGTGAATTCTCCACGAGCGATACGCCGGTAGCGTGGAACTTGCCATCAGGACCCGTATACCCGTCAAGTTCTATGTCGTGAATCTTTCTCATCCCTCCACCCACTTTCCCAGTCCCTTCGCTACAGCGATGGTCGCCAGGGTCATGCTGCGCACCGTGGCGATGGTCCCGATGCTGACCACGCGCCCTTGGCTTTCCAGTTCGCGCATGATCTGCGCTTGGTTCCAGTCGGTGTGGAGCATCACCAGCGCGCGGACGGCATCCGTTGCGGTGTGCTTGGGGCTCAGAGCGTGCGGTGAGTCCTGATCTCCGACAGGAACCGGGCCAATAGCGGCATCGGCTTGCGCGGGTGCGTCCGCGGGCCAGCCAGCATCCACCACGGCATCGACGATGGGGTTGATGAATCCTGGGCAATACTCGGAATTCTGATGCGCCTTCACGCGCTTTGCCTGGGCGTTGTACCAGTCCTGTGCATCTTTGCTCAGGCGCTCCCAGTCGCTATCTGACGCCTTCGACACGGCCAGCACAAGGCGCCGCAGGTAGTGGCCGTCAGGCTCGCCCTCGGCCTGGGGTAAGAACTCAGTGCCGGCCGCTGCCAGCAGTTCACTGTAGATGGTGGTCATTTCGCCTCCACGGGATGAATGCGATAAGTCTCGGCAGGATAGAGCTGATGGGCACATGCCAGCGCCTCTCCTGCGCGCCGCTTTGAGACGGGAGTTGGCTTCTCTCCGAAAGGGTCAGTCCATATTGTGGATTGATAGCGCTTGCCATCTTCGCTCTTAATTTGGACGATGTATTTCAAGATTGCATCTCCTGTTTCTTCCTGCCGATCAGGCTTACGAGCAGGTTGCATTGGGTTGGGGTGAACGTCTCGTGTCCCGGCCAGTTGTCCTCAATCAAGTTCAGGACCTCGATCATCGGAACGTGGGTTTTCTCGTAGACCTCGTCGATCATCTCGGGGAGCGTCACGCGAGTCCTACTTTCATGATGATTGCCGCCACCAAAGCCCGCGCTTGAGCATAAGTCATCTCAATGCGATCTCCTCCCAATGTTAGGACTAAGCTCCCAATCTGACCATCTGGAGAAACCGCAGTGGGGTGAAAGGTCGCATCAAGTCCTCTATCTGTTTTTTTAGACTTCATACGCGCCTCGGTTCTGCCGGCGGGTGAGTCCCGTACTTGGCGATGAACTCGTCTGCCATGCCAAAAGGGCAAGATTCTCCATGCACTTCTGGAGGGTCATCTGGGGTTATTTCCCCACACAAGTAGCAATATCCCTCTACTGAACGGTCATCGTCTGTCACCTCGTGCAGAATCCTCACAATTGCTTCGGCGTCCCGTTGTCTGTCGGTTTGGTACATGTCTACTCCTTTGAGGCTGCCAATGCAGCGCTGCGGTGGCTTGCATAGCCACTCCAAGTTATTCCATCCACTCCGAACACTTCCATGTGGGTGAGGTCCTTTGGAACCAACGTGGCCTTCTGGGTCCTGTTGAGGACGGTTATCAGAGGCAGGATGCCCAACCGGCTCGCACAAGCCGGGCACTGCACTGGCGAGTCGCCGATTGCGTCACAATCAGCGCACAGGTAGGCGTTGCGGAGGTTAACGTGCATGGGCCACCAGCCAGTGGGCCAGGACCATGATGGGGTAATGCAACTCCCACAAGCCCCAGATTGCGAGTCCTGCCAGGACCTCAAAGGCCAGCGCGTTGCGGATGCCAGTGAAGAAAGCAATGCCGTCGTCGTTCCGCAACTCGCTTACGTTCGGCCCTTCGCCGAGGACGTTGGCATGTGGATATTCGGGAGCGTGATAACGCCCCTTGGCATCGAATCCGCAATTGCTCATGACTTCGTTCGTGATCCGTTCTGTTTCGGTCATCTCAAGACCCCTTTCTGTGAACAGGATTATTAAACCACCACTCGCCGGGTTTATCAACATAAATATTATGCGCTTATTAAACTTTTCTGTTGACATGCGCAGTGGGGGTGCTATTCTCGGTTTATCAACTAAACGGTTGTTGGCAATCAACCGCATAAGGAGCAGCAAAAATGACAATCCACGAGCAACTCAATGCAGGGCAGGAAGTGGTTATCAATGGCACAATGGGCGCGGTCACAGTGCGCTATGAGTCCAGCAAGAGCCGCAACGGTAAGCCGTTGCGCTACTCAGCCGGGATGATTTTTGCAGGCAACACTCTCAACAATTACGCTTTTGGAGACACTCTTGAGCAGGCCGTCTGCTATCTCTACCAGCAACTCGCAGCCCGCGAGGCGGCAAGAGCTGTCCGCGAGAAGCTCCTGGATACGACGGACCCCGTGACGGTCACAGATATAGAGTGCGCCATTATGACCGGATGCGTTTTTGCTCTGTAACCTTTAACCTCCGCCGCGCGGTCCTTACCGTAAGCGGTAATCGCAGGCCGGGCACAGGAAAGGAAAACATGGAACTAGACTTGAAACCAATCAACACGCGGCAAGCCATCGAAGATGCGCACGCTGACCTGTTCATAGCGCTCCGCTATGGCCTCACCATTAGTCAGCCGACTGATGCGCTTGACCGTGAACACGTAGAAAAGGCTTGCGCAATATTGGACCTCATCCGCAAAGCAAACCCTCTATAGCTTCCCGCTCTGAAGAGTCTCCCAACGAATCGGCCGGCCGTCCTCGAATATCAGGATGAACCGGCCGTAGAACTTTTCAGGAAGAATCGGCCTTAGGGCATGGGCAGAGCGCAGGATAGCCTCAGCCGTCACCGGCATAGACTTCAAGGCTGACTCCTCGTCAATTCTTATGCGTCCCGTTGCCGCCATCTATTCCTCTCCCTCTGATTCGCTATCGTCCTTCGCTTCAGAATAGCCGATACCGTCCCTACACGCAGGATGAAATGGGGGGCAGTCATCTCCAGACGGGAAATCCTCGTCGATAGGGATGAGACCCGCATCTGCATTTTCTTCGCACTCTTCACAGCACCCCTCGCCAGGGAAACTCTGCTTGAACTTCTGCCCTGTGCCTTTAGCCGCCTCATGCTTGCCGTGGTTGTAGGCGTACATGCTTTCGGTCCTGCTGATGGTCAGAGCCCGAGCTGCGCTGAAGTCCTCGCTCTGTAAGATGTTGTGCTGAAGTTCTGTCGTCGTCCATCCTTCATCGACTGACTTGCTTATCAACTCTCTCAGGTTTTCGCGCGTCGTCTCTGTGATGGCGTAGCGGGCATCAGGATTATCAACAATCTCGCCCTTGTCTGTGATGCGCTTGCCCACCAGTTCCGCGCCGCGCTCACGAGCCATCTGCCGCGCCTGGTCTAAGACTTTGGTCCACATGTCCGAGTCTTCAACAATGCCGCGGTCGGTCAAGAACTCTGTGGCGCCAGCTACCGCATCGGTTTCAAGATAAGGCGTCACCTCCGGGATCAGGTCGCCCCAGTCCACCACGACGTCTATCGTGTCCTGATCTTCTGGCTTCTTCTTCGCAGCCTTCGCCAGTTTCTCGACGGTGAGTCCTGCTGCCGCCTCTTTTCCTTTGCGCTTGAGGTAGGCCGCTAGTAACTGCTCCAGTGACTTCCCCGCTTTGCTAAAGGGTTGCCGGCTTCCGTCCCGGCCTCCTTTTGCGTGGGAGTGGGCTTACTGGTACTCTTTCCGGGTCCTGACGCCCCGCCGGTGCCGCCCGGTGCAACTGGTGTAGGCAGTGCGGTCTGCGCCGCCAGGACCGCCAGCGGCATCCATCCGGTGCCCGTCTTGACCATCGGCACGTCGCCGCCCTCTACCGCGTCCAAGCCGTCGCGGTCCCGTAGTTCGTTAATCGTTCTGGCGCCGAGAGATGTATTGTCGGTGTCGATGGTGGCTTGGTCGGTTGCCGCCACTTCCTCATTCTGGTCGAACGCGTGGCCGATGTCATCCCATCCCCATCCGAGAAAAATAAGGCGCTCCATCAGGCTCGACCACCAAAGCATCTCTCCGTTGAGCCCTTGAGCGCGCATCTGCTCCTGAAGCTGCTCGGAGTTCGCCCGCGGCTCAGGCTCTTTGATGTAGGGCTTTGGGTCGGTCCTGAAGGCGCGGCAAACGATGCGGGCCATCCACTCGTCGTATTCCGACTTGAGCAGGTCGCCGGCCGAACCCTTCATTTCGAAAGGCTTTCCACCGCCAGGGATGAACCGCATCTTGGACTTGAGCTTGAGATTCCCGCTCATCAGTGCGTCGAACGTTCCTTGCCATAGCGCAATCTGCTCAGCAGTCCAGTTCTCCGGGCAGCACACCATCACATCAGGACAGGTTCCCTCGTTCCAGAAGTTGAGCATGTACATCGTCTTGCGAACCTGCTGGGTAGCCTCCATCAGGATCTGCTCAACCTCGGAGTATCCGAAGATTGGATTCTGAGCCCACCGATGCCGGGGCATGTAGACGATCTCCCGCTCGGTAAAGTTGTCCATCGGGAGGCCCTTTACGATCTGGACATAGGCCAGGGAGGGCCAGTCAGGGATGCGACCGCGGTCGTCCACTTTTGGAACGATGGTATTCCCGTCAATACATTCCAGCGCGTAGGGCTTCGTCCCAGCCCGATTCTTCCAGATGAAGACCGTGGCGGCGTCAATGGTGTACCGCTCGCGAAAGATCATCTCCATCCACTGCGGGTAGGGTACCTTCCGGTCAGGCATCTTGAAGAAGGCGTTCAGCTCTTTGATGCGCGGGTCATCCTCAGACTTCACGCCCTTGGCCGGGTTCTTCAGGACGAACTTCCACGGCAGACTCACCAGCTCATCGACGCGCGCGCTCAACTCATTGGCGATGATTCCCGAGCCCCGGACGATGCCCCGTAGCATCTCACCCAAGACGATATGCCGGTTGACGATCTCAAGGTTGTAGCCGGTAGGGTAGTCCCACTCGCGAGCGTCCACGATAGACGGGGGGCCGAACGGCGCTACGGGCTGGTAAGGGCTGAAGCGGTTGCGCTCTTCGTCTACGTCGGGGATGAAGTCGGAGGGAAGGAGGCGGTCATCAGGGCCAGGACGGTCGTTTTCAGGGTCCCGAACTGGCAGAGTAGGCCGGGCACCACCGCGATTCCTTGCGCTCAAGAGTCCATACCGCGGATTCAGGAGCGTCATCGAGCCGCCTGTAGCGTCCGGCATCTTCTGCAATGCCTTGTCGTTCAGCCGTTTACCAAACACTGTATCGTCGTTGATCTCTGTCGGTTCGTCCCACAAGGCCATGGTGTGTGCTCCCGTGGTCTAGTGTATCAACCGATAGGGATTCCAGTTCTTTTGTGCATTTCTGGGAGGTGGCCGTTAATGCATCCGCACCCTTGGCATACCGATTCCCATAGTTTACTTCTCCGGCTTATGAATACCGTGGGGTTTGGCGGAAGAATTGGCGATTCCATGTGCTCCCGGAAATACCCAGTAAGTCTAGCCCGATCATCCATGTACGGTATCAAAAATGGACGCTCATCTTTTCCATAGAAATCTGAATATTTCATCGCTACTCACTTTCCTTGGCACATCAGGCACTTGCAGCCCGGTGCGTGGGTTACCAGTGGCTTGCCTTTGATAACGTCAATCCATCCTTGCGTCTGTTCACTTACGGTTCCGTCCTTTGGCTTTTGAGTCCTGCCAAGGCCGCGCTTAGGTTTGGTCTCGCGTGCCAGTTTCAGGTTCTTCGGCGGCGCTCCATGCCAAACTCCAGCGGCAATCGCCAAATCAGGGAGGATCGCTTCGAGACGGCTGGGGCCGAAGACTTTTTTGGGGGTCCTGACGAGGGCGGTAACCGGCTTGAGCCGCTTCGGGCTGTCTCGCATCCCACCCATAGCCGTAATCTTGCCCTGCGGTTGCGCGTCCATAGCCTTCTGGAATTCAGCAACGACTTCAGGACTCATCGGCGGCACCTGAATGACAGTGGGAGACGATGCAGACCAAAGCCAATTCACGATCACCGCCGTCTGGCTCATTGACTCCGCTTTGGCCCGTTCGTCAATCCTTGCCGCCAACTCGTCCGGTATGCGGATGTTGATGTGTACGCTCATTTGGCCTCCGGTTCAGCTTCAAAATAGCACTTAGACCCGCGAACGGGCTTCCTGTCTTTCATGCACATAAATAGTGCCGTCTTGATGTGGCGCCACGTATGCCCGTGATAGGCGATAGCTTCGATTTCCTCTCCGCAGTTCTTACACTTCATTTGTGTTTCCTCATTTCAGCCGCCAGCAGGTTCACGTGCTCACGCCGGTAGTCAATCGTTCCATCGTCCTGCCAAAGCGTGCCAGCGATCACCTTGGCCAGTTCGTGCGCCTGAGGCGAGTGGTCTCGCAGTTTGTCCAGCGTGCGCTCAATCATGCGGTGGAGTTTCACGGTGTCGGTTCCTCCTGTAGTACAAAAGTGTAGTACAGGAAAACACGGGATTGCAAGATAAATCTGTACTACATCTTCAGGACGCCCACGACGGCCTTGCGCAGTCGGGGTGCATCCGGCGTATGCCCTCTTCAACTACGGTATCGCCAAGAGGTTTGCCGCAATGATCACAAAGGTCTTGGGGCGCAAGGGCAGCCATAGCGCGGTTGTAGGCGGTCAGAGCCGGTGCTTTGACGGGCGTAGTGACGGTAGGTGCAGGTCTAAAGCCGGGAGTCTTTGGGTTTGAGTCCTGTTCTCCACCAGTTTGCACCGCCGTGATGCCCTGGTAGTACTCCAGCAGCCCGGCGCCGTTCTTTGCCACCTTGGCAAATGCCAGCATGATCGCCTCGGCGCGGTCCGGGCTCTTGACGCCCCTCTTCCGCATCGCTTCCTTGGACTCGATCTCTGTTTGCCCCCGGCTGTTCGGCTTCCACCGGATGCTGGCAAGCTGGGAAATGGTCGTCTCGTCGTCGAGTCCTGATAGGTCTCCGGACTTCGCGCGCATCCGCAGGCCCCAGTACAGCTCAGCTTTGAGGTTCACGAACTGCTCTTTGTCGGCCGGAGACTCGCCCACGTTGACAGCATTCGATGGAAAGCCAAGGTCTTGGAGGTGCTTGTGCAAGTAGTATCCGATGCCGGCCGAGTCAACGTTGAGGATCCCGATTCTGTCTCCATACTTCCGGAGCGCGCTCACCAGTTCGCCGCGGGGATCTGGATTGCCCCAGCCGACAATCTCGAGAATCTGGAAGCCGCACCGCGCCACCATCACCGTCTCATCCTCGCCAGGACCCGCCACGTCGATGCCGATGTCTACCTTCCCCTCGTAGGTCCGCGTGTCCCGTTGAGCGCGCTCGAGCCATGCCAGGGACAGCAGGGCATCAGGACTCTGAGAGGGGAAGTCTCCCATCACGCGTGAATCCCAGCGGAAGTCTCCCGGCCCCCACTCCTCAAACCGCTCTTTGACCCACCGCCTGGTGGTCAGCCAAGGCATCACGTTCTGGTCAAGCTCTTCCTCTGTCAGGTCCATCAGGTCGCGGCCGGCGGGATCACCGAGCGTTACGGTGATCGGGGCACCTTCTGAGTCCTGAGCCTCATATGAAAGCTTGATGCCTTTGAAGTTGGGTGTGTCGAACGCGCAGATTGTGAACGGTTGGATGCTGGCGCGCTTGCTGTGGAACTCGTCGTAGAAGGCGCCAGAAGATATGGTAGGGTTGCCCAGCTTCAGGATGCGCACATCGCCGCCAGCCCGGATGCCCTCGATCGCTTCGATGATCTTCGGATCAACGCCAGGAGCTTCGTCGATGATGACGAGCACGTGGTCAGCGTGGAAGCCTTGGAACTTGACACCCTCGTTCTGTTGCTGGACGGTCGTCGTGAATCCGAGCGCGTACCGCATCGGGTACTTGGTCTTATCAAACTCAAGTTTGGTGAGGTTTGCAGATGGGAAGGGATACTTGCTCTTGACGAGGGCCTTGTGGATTTCACCCCACATCAGGACCTCGACCTGCTTTTTCGTGGGTGCCGTGGTCACCACGATGGCGTTCTCGTACCGGGCCAGCCACCAAAGCGCGAGTTGCGCCGCTTCAAAAGTTTTGCCGCTGCTATGGCACGCTTTTACGTTGACCTTCGCCTGGGGCTTTGTGAGCGCCATGGCGATTTCTTTCTGCACGCTCCACAAGTCGGACCCCAGCCAATGTAGTACAAACTTGACTGGGTTCACGAGTGTACTACGGATTTTGGCCTTCTGTACTACAGTGAGCGGCTTCATTCTCCCTTGAGGATACTATCGAGCACGCTCACCTGCACTGGATTGTCTTTGTCGCCGGCCAGCGTGGTGCGGTCACCGAACTTTGCCTTGTTCGTTCCCTTCAGCAGGAAGATCAAAAGCGTATCACTGTACTCCTGGACATAGCCCACGCGCTTCCCACCCTGGTAGACCGGCTTCTTCACGCCCTCATAGGCCCTGCGCTTCGCCTCATCCTCAAGCACCGCCTCGCCCTCCACTTGGGCTTCATCCCACGCTTGCCGGAACTCCTCATCCTGCCGGCGCCACTCGTAGGCGCATGTCTTCGGTAGACGGCTCAACTTGCACGATTTACTGATGTTCCCTGTAGCCTTCAAAGCCTCAAGGAACTTCGCGCGCGTTTTAGGGGAGCGTTTTGAACGAGGTGGAGGGCCTTTTACGAGGTTTGCCATGAGTTTATTAAACCTTTGTTTTCTTGAAGTCGCAGTGACATCTACATGCCCAACGCGGGTCAGGCCCCATGAACACTTCCCACACGTCAATGAGCCAACGGCGTTGACACCGGCAAGAGCATGTCTTCCCGTCACATCGGTGATGGTTCACGTTCAGCGCGCGGATGTCTTCCATAGTCAAAGGCTTTTGTAGTACAGCCATGCTACGCCGCCCGCTTCGCCGGCAGGATCAGGACACGCTCCGAACGCAAGGCCGAGCCACGCTCACACACCAAGAGGTGTACGAAGAGCTGGACTCGGGGCTTGGGTAGTGTCTTTTGGGTCCTGTCGGCCATTGGATTTACCACCATGACGGGATTATAAAGCATCTTAATTCGCTTTAGCTTTTACGCATCTAGCACACGTAACAGCTTCCCATCGGTTGGTCCACAAAGCCTTCTTGAGATTGATGCGCCGCGGAGTCTTTGCGCACCACGGGGATACTCCCCCGGTAGATGAGATTAGCTTCGCCATATGCACAGTCTTGACACTCGGCAGCGCGCCGATAGCGTTGAGAATATCGGCAGGGTTCATCGAGTCGCCTCGAAGAGGAACCACGCGCGCCGCTCCGCTTCGTCGATCCACACCTCAATCATCGCAGTTGAGGCGTAGTCGTCGGCCAGGGCACAGACCGTATGGGCGCTCCGCAGTTGGGTGATAAGGGTCCTGTTGTCGGCCAGAAGCTCCTTGAGCATGTCCTCGGGTGCCGGGCCGGGCTCATCTGAGTCCTGAATCCGCTGCAAACGGGCAATCTGTCCAATTGACTTGATTGTGGTCCCGCCGATCTTCCGCACCCGCTCCGCAATGTCGTCGGTGATGCTGTAGATTTGCGCGGCTTGCTCGTCCAGCATCAGGTGCCAGTCGCGGAAGTGCGGGCCGGTCATGTGCCAGTGGAAGTTCTTTGTCTTCAGGTACAAAGCGAAGCAGTCGGCCAGCAGCGCGTTCAACGATTCAGAGAGCTTATCAACGTTCGCAGGACTGAAACCATCTTGCACGTTTGAGCCTCCGTCTACGTTTGGGAATTCCATGGTAGTCACCTCGCAGACATTGTAAGCGTTTTGGGTCCTGATGCCCAACAGAAAACCCGGCTGGTTGGCCGGGTTCCTGTGCCAGCGCTCGGAGTCTGGCTTCTTCGGGTTGTTACTCTGAAAGAGGTGTGGGGGTGTCGGTTACGCTTGCTGAGGGCGAGGCCGGATGAAGGGAGTTGCGCCACTTCTCCCCCACGTCAGTAATCATACCACCAGATGTTGTGCAACCGAGAACTTTATAACGCAATCCTAAAAAATAATTTGACGTACTGAGCGGAATTGGTCTATTCTGCAATCGCTGAGGGATTCAAGAGGCAAATGAAAAAGACCCCGACAATTCGGCTTGCTCTTCTTCAATCGCATTCTTGCGCCTCGGCACGGGTTTCAGTGTAGAGCGCAAATGCTTTTGCTAACTTTGGGCGCATGACCTGGGGATTGATCTCCAGCCCGCGAAAACGCCGGAATCGGAACCACAGCTAGCTGCTGCCGATTGGTCCTGTGTAGAGGTTTTCTGTCGATGGGGTAGCGATCATCTTCAGGACTCCAATAGAGCGCAAACACTCTGGAATTCAATTTAATAAGCAGGTAGACGGGCTCTTGAGCCAAAGTTACTTGCGTCCTGACGGGGTTGATAAGTTCTACCAAAGAAAGGAACGGTCCGATGATAGAAGCGTGGTTTGATGGCTGCTGCGAACCGAGGAATCCTGGTGGTCACGCAGCATGGGGAGCGGCTGTTTTCGTTGACGGAGTGAGCGTCTACGAGGGAAACGGCTATTGCGGAGTAGGCCCAAAGATGAGCAACAATGTGGCCGAATACTCTGGATTTTGCGCGGCGTTGCGGGAAGCGTTGAAGTATCCCGGCAAGATCCATATTCGTGGCGACTCGCGTTTGGTGATTTGCCACCTGTCGGCCGATGCGGCGCGGCGACTGGGGTACGCGGGCAAGTGGAAGATGAAAGGCGGCCTCTATAAGCCTTTCTATGACGAGGCTATTCAGCTTCTCAAAGGCAACGAGGACCGCATCAAGTTCGATTGGGTGCCGCGGGATAAGAACGAGATTTGCGATGTCCTGTCAAAGCAGGTACTCAAAGACAAAGGCGTGGTCTTCAGGATTCAACCGGAGGAATCGAAGTGAACGAACTTATCAAAGTATCAAACAAACAATTCAAGGATGAGTCAATCCCAACGGTTGACGCGCGTGAACTTCACAATTTTCTACAGGTCGGAAAAGACTTCTCCACATGGATCAAGTCCCGCATCTACCAGTACGAATTCGTTGAAAACTCAGACTTTTTAGTTTTCACCAGTTCCGGGGAAAACCTCACCGGTGGGCGCCCGTCGAAAGAATACGCAATTTCGATCGATATGGCGAAAGAACTTTCCATGGTGGAGCGCAATGAGCGCGGAAAGCAGGCGAGGCAGTATTTCATCGAGTGTGAGCATATCGCACTGGCAAAGTCCGCTCCAGCGCTTCCATCTACCTACTTGGACGCCCTCAAAGAGCTGGTGGCGACCGTAGAGGCAAAGCAACTGCTCGAAGCGGAGAATGGAGTCCTGCGGCCCAAGGCTTTGATCGTGGACCGCATCAACGACGCCGAGGGACTCCATACCATGAGCGAGGCTGCGAAGATCATCGGGACAGGTCGCAGTCGCTTATTTCGTTTCCTCCGCCAGGAGCACATCTTCGACGTTCACAACATGCCATTGCAGCAGTACATTCCCAATCGGTTTGTAGTCAAAGAGCGGCCATACATGCGGGGCGAAGAACACAGCATCTACGCCCAGGTGTACGTAACCGGGCGCGGGATAACGTGGCTGACTCCAAAAGTCGCCGGTTTGGGTCCTGATGGGCAAGGGGAGTTCTTCGAATGAGCAACATAACGGTCATTGATTTGCAGCGATATGTGATTGAGTGCGTCATTTGCGGTCGCACATCTGAACAGCCTCCATCCGCGCCGAGTTTTGGAGTCGCAAGGTATGAGGATGAAGTCGTACCTGACAACTACAAAGGCGAATGGGGCGGTGGTCCGGTATGCCCTACATGCTACTGGATTGAGCGCGGCATTCACTCCTCTGAATCTGATGCTTTCATTCCATTTAGCAGAATTAGGGATTTGAGTACGGCAACGCGGTAAACTTTCCGCTTGACACGCTCACAACCGTTCGGTTACAGTTGCGGCTATGAGGAAATACGACAAAGACGACGTGATGCAGGCCCTTCGTGACCTCATTGCAAAGTCCAACCAAAGCAAAGTGGCAGCAGGACTCGGATACACGCCCCAGTACATCTCTCAAGTCCTGATGGGTAAGAAGGCGCTTACGGCTGAGTTGGCCTTGCGTGTAGGTTTCATCCAACTGCCCGATGCTTACGTGCGGGCACCGAAAGGAAAGGTGAAGTAGTGAGACAGCCTCCAATTGAAGCAGAAGCATTTGCGAAGTGGTTGCGCGATGAAGGCGCATGTGGCGAGTCCCGCCGGTGGTCAAAAGGTCTGGACCTCTTGACGATATGGAATACTTGCGAACGTGGCGATTGGCTTGAATGGCTACTGAACGCTTGCGGGTATCAATGGACGGCCCCGGCTTATGAAGCCTACCAGAAGGCGAAGGCCCCGGCTTATGAAGCCTACCAGAAGGCGACGGCCCCGGCTTATGAAGCCTACCAGAAGGCGACGGCCCCGGCTTATGAAGCCTACCAGAAGGCGATGGCCACGGCTGAGGAAGCCTACCAGAAGGCGACGGCCCCGGCTTATGAAGCCTACCAGAAGGCGAAGGCCCCGGCTGAGGAAGCCTACCAGAAGGCGACGGCCCCGGCTTATGAAGCCTACCAGAAGGCGAAGGCCCCGGCTTATGAAGCCTACCAGAAGGCGACGGCCCCGGCTTATGAAGCCTACCAGAAGGCGAAGGCCCCGG